TGCCGTTGAGAATGGTGTTGCCATCACTGATGATGTGCAAGAGAAAAAAAATACTTTTGTAGAGTATTGTGAAGAACGTGATGTGATGAATGACTTCAATAAGAGTGTCTATAAAGAAAACATTGATAAGATAGTTGATGACTTCTTTCAGAACTTACTGGTAAAGTATCCTGGTAAGAAGTTTGATATTGTAGATGTAGAAAAAGAGTTTCGTGATCAGAAACTAAAGGGAGATTTTATTGTTCTTTTTGAGGATAATAGTCATGTATCTTTCTCCCTAAAGAACTATAAGAAAGGTTTTAGTCGTATTCAGTTGTGTTCTGGAACCTGGCACTCTTTTCTAAACAATTTCTTGTTCGAATCTGCTGGGGTTGGTACATTTATTGACCCATACACAGAAGAAGTATTTCAGGGATGTAATCGCGATCATCGTGATAGTTTGATTGATAAGATGGGATACAATACTCTTAAGGATGTATATAACTTCTTTGATACCGTAAATGATACTATCAAGGAGTTCTATACCTATGGTGAGCAGGCACGTTACTGGAAGAATGTATCTTCTCAGTGGAAGAATGACTGTGCAACTTATGGTCTTAAAGCAGCGGAAACTATCATTTCTGCCCTGGACTCCATCTCTAAAGATGTAGTGAAGAAACGCATCATCAAGATGGCGGGTCTTAACTATGATGAAGAGATTCTTCTCATTGGTAAGGGTAAATATCTTTGCTCTCTGTTTAATGAGAAATACGCACAGATTCTGAAGCGTGTTAATTCTGATGAATGTGTGGTAGAATATACTACAAACAAGAAAGGTGTTTTGTTCACTCTGAGTGACTCTACTGGCGTAATTGCAAACATTGAGGTTCCTTTCACATTGCAAAAGAATGGTGCCTGGAATCTTCCCAAGACAAAGTATTCTGGAACTCAGTATCACTCTAAGGAAGGTCTTGACCTTCTTCATGGTGAGCGTCGCCCCAAGAAGTCTAAAGAGATTGCTACTTCTATCAATACTTACTTAAATCTAAAGAAAGCAGGAGTGTGCTGATGCAGTTTGATGTGATAGCGACGAATCCACCATTTCAGGATTCTACAAACAAAAAGAAGACTCAGCACAAGTTGTGGATCGACTTCACACAAAAAGTATTCAGTGACTGGTTAAAACCTGGAGGAGTTCTCCTTCAGGTTTCTCCTAGTAGTTTTCTATCACCATCAAATAAGATCCTTAAGATATTTCAGTCTAAGGCGGTAAAGTTTTTACACTTAGATACAAAAACCTATTTCCCGAAGGTTGGGAGCACGTTCGCGGACTATATGATCCGTAACCAGTCCGATGACGAAAAAACTGAAATTGTAACACAGACAGGAACGTTTCACCAAAAAATTGATAGTTCTGTCTTTTACTTACCATCTGATGTATGTGAGGAGTCGCTGTCTATTCACCGTAAGGTAATCTTTAACTGTAAAGACAGACTTGATGTAAGATATGACTATGTGACTTGTCACAATGTCAACATTCTAAAAAAGACTGACATTCTCAGCAAAACAAAGAGAGATGAGTTCATTCACCCTATCTTACATACAAACAAACAGATTTGGTATTCTAAGATAAGGCAAGAGTGGGCAGATAAGAAAAAGGTTATGTGGTCGCGGAGTGGATATACTAAACCATTCTACGATAATGGTACTCTTGGTGGAACTGATATGGTATATTATGTGCCAGTTTTATCTGATGAATGTGGTGAGAACTTAGTACACAACCTTAATAGTAAGTTGATACGATATATTTTGTCTACTGCTAAGTGGTCTGGGTTTGGTAATGAAAAGGTGTTTTGTGCATTGCCAAATCTACCAACTGGTTGTAAAATGTCTGATGGTGAGATATATTTGCTGTTTGGGTTGACAGATGATGAAAGAAAATATGTTGAGAAGTATGTGGGATAAAGTTACTGAACGCATGAATGATCATGCTTACATGGGTGAGATCAACCGTGACGAATACCGTGTAAAAGTAACTGCCGAAGTCTTCACACCAACAGATCTGGTTATCAGAATACTTCAGAAGTCTGACCTGAATGATTATGCTCCTGGTAAAACTGTTCTTGATCCTGCCTGTGGAGATGGACAGTTTCTAACAGCAATAAAATGGGTGAAAGTATTTGCTCATGGTATGAGTGAAGAGAATGCACTTAAAGACTTATATGGTGTGGACATTATGAGAGATAATGTAGACCTATGTAAGAAAAGATTGGGTGGTGGAACAATCTTAATGGGAAATAGTCTGGAACCGAATAAGAGACTGGACAAACAAACGGAGGAAGAATATGATATGATGAAATTTCTATTCCTAGCACAGACTACTGTATTCAGTGCTCTCGAAATGGACAGTTAGGGAACTGGATCACCTTCCCCAGACTGTTTGGTGTGGGTGCTATAATGACAAAGTATTCTAAAGTACAATGACTTACGAGAACCAAACTAACTCCGATGCTCACGGTGCTGCACGTTCTGGACAACAACGTGAGTTAATGTTACGAGAGTTCTTCACCTCTAATGGTTTCACATTTGTGAAAACCAAGAAAGAATGTGAGAAACTTGGTATTCCTTACGTTGGTACTATCAAACACGATGTACCCGAAGAGTATGCAGAATGTGGGTTTAAGTATTTCCTTGCTGATGGATATTGCCCCGAACTTGATGCCATCCTGGAACTGAAGGGTGGAGATAAGAGCGGCACTACTGAGGAGAAAGTGTTCTTCGACTTGGAGAAACTTCGTGATAGTTGCTATGGTGAGCGTACCGTACTTTACATCACCGAAGGTAAGAAAGAAACTGATAAGTGTACTAAACTATTCACCAAGAAGTTGTTGAAATCCCAGCAACGTGGTGATATTCATGAGAATGTTCATGTTCTCCCCTTTAGTATGCTCACTAAAGAGTTGTTGGTTGAGGTTGCAAACTGATACCATTCGTGGTATAATCTATCAATTCTTGGTGCAAACATGAAGACAAAGATTCAACCGTTGTTTAAGTGGACTGGTTCTAAACAGCGGATGATGCAGCAGTATCAATCGCACTTCTTTCCACAAGAAAACTTCACTCGCTTTGTCGATCTGTTCGCTGGTGGTCTCACTAACTCTCTGTGGGTATTTGAACATTATCCCAAGAAAGAGTTTGTTATCAACGACTGGAATGGTGAACTGACTCTGTTGTATTCTACTCTGGCAAATCATACCAATGATGTTGTTGATGGGTGGCAGGAATGTGTGAGCAAGTGGTTGACTCTGACTCCTGAAGAACGCAAGAAATACTATTACGAACTGCGTGAGATTTACTGTCATGATCATGAGAGTAAGTCTGATGTTTATCTGTCTTCGTTGTTAATGTTCATGCTACAAGTGAACTTCAATGGTATGTGGAAAGCATACATTAAATGTAATGGTAGGTACTCAACTCCTCCTGGTACATGTCTACAAAAGCAGGCGTTCTTTGACCGTCAAAAGATCTTTACTGTGGCAGAGTTTCTGAAGCGAGCAACTATCACCACTGGAGACTTTGCTGCTCATCAACCACAAGAAGGTGACTGGTTGTATGCTGACCCACCGTATCGTGACAGCGTTGTGTTGTATCAAGGTGGTTTTACTGAGGAAGACCAAGTTAGACTAGCAAACTATCTTACAGGTTCTGGATGTAAGTTTGGGTACTCTAATAAAGACATCCACGATGGTTTTTATGAGCGCAACTTTGTTGGATGTAATATCATTGAGATGGAAGCAAAATATACAGCAGGCAGAGGCACCTCTACGCTGGACGTGAGTGAGGTTCTGGTGACAAACTATGTGCCAGTCAAAGAGGTGGCACACCTCGCCTTGTAGCGCCTTCTGGATGCCCTATACTACTAAGGTAGTCAAGGGAACCACCCGATGAACGCTTACGAAGTCTCCATCGACAACAGCGACAACACCACCAGCATCTTCTACATCACTCGCCCTGCTACTAAGAGCATCCGTGGTCTGAACCGTCAGCACAACAACGTGGTGAATCAGGTGGTCAATGGTATCCGTGAGATTCGTGGTTGGAAGCGCCTGGAGGTCAAGCGTGTGCCGCTTGAGCAAGTGGCACAGGGGTCGTTCTGAACGCCCCATTCTACCCTATACTAAGTTCATCAACGCAAGACGCCCAATGCAACTCCAAACCTCCGCCACCACCGTTGACTTCTTTCCCGTGGGCAGCGGCAAGCGTTTCGTTAAGCGTGTCATCTGGCACAAGGGTGAAGAGACTGAGATGACTTCTTTCACCACCCGTGTTAAGTCTGACGCTCTCTACGACATTCGTCAGTATATTGCCAACGGTGCAGAGGTTGTTGACTTTAACCTGGAAGAGTACCAGGGCAAAGACTACTCTCCTGTCTACTGCTGAGTCCACATTTCCCTCATCAAAACCTCCGCATTTCCTACAATGACCAACTTCACTGGTGTGTTCCTGACTGTTGAGAATCACGGTTGTGTTTATACTATCTGCACTGAGGGTGAGTTGTTCTATGCTCCCATTAAGTCTGATGGTAGTGTGAACTTTAATGAGTTTGATGTATTCTACTTTGTCGAAGAAATGGAAGATGATGAGCGTGAAGAAATGGAAGACATTCAGAGTGCTTTGATTGATATGATGAAGCGCACTGGTTTGTATTTCCAACAGTCTGTGCCAGTCTGAGAAGTGGCACACAACGGCACTCAGCAGCGCCTGGAGTGCCCTATACTAAGTTCATCAACGCAGGAGACCAATGGCACTCGTTTCTGACGACACTCAAACCGCTCAAATCCGTCACACTATTCTGGATGAGATTGAAGACATGGACATGGAGTTGCTCAAGCGTATTGCTTATGAGTGCCGTTGTGAAGAAATGGGCATCTATCCTGACCACACTTACCTCCGCTGGTGATGATTACTCAAGAAAACCGAGAGTTTGTTGACTTTCTTTTCAGCAAACTGGTCAAGCATGTTGACACTGATATGCTTGACCTTCACGACTCTGATAGTTGTGACGACCACCTAATGTTTGCTCAACTGGAGTTATTCTGATGCAAAACACTCACATCGAACACCCCGAAGATTCTATTCTGACTGGTGACCTTTCGGCACTGAACTGGTTTGTCACTGACGGTAAGTTGAGTCTGAAGATTGATGGTGCTCCTGCTATTGTGTGGGGACGCAACCCTGCGACTGGTAACTTTTTCGTAGGAACTAAGAGTGTATTCAACAAAGTAAAGATCAAAATTAATGAGTCGCATGAGGATATTGATGCTAACCATGAAGGTCCAGTAGCAGAGATTCTTCACCTTTGCTATGACTATCTGCCACGCTCTCCGTGGATTTTGCAGGGTGACTTTATCGGTGTTGGTGGTAGCGATGAGTATCAACCTAACACCATTTCCTATGTCTTCCCCAGTGTGATTCGTGAGACTATCATTGTCGCACCACACACATATTATGATGCTGAGGATGATCTTCGCAATGCAGTTGCTCGCCCATTGGACTTCACTCTGACTGATACTCATCACTGTAAGTTTGTCAAACCTCAGGCATGGATCGCATATGGTTCTGACAAGTTTGATGATGTAATGGACATTGTGATGTTTGCCAAGCAAATGTCAACAACCTGTGAGTTCGTGAGTGATAAGAAAGCACGCGAAATGAAGAAGGTATTTAACACTTTCGTAAAAGTGGGTGCCGAACTGGACGAGGAGGCACTGACCATCGCCTGCGACTGCGACCGCAACCTAATTCGTTTGTGGAAACTTGTCAAGTCAATTAAGGATGACTGTTTGTCACTTTGTCGCAATAATGGACCTGCTGCGTATGTAGGTTTCGATCGTATTGATGCTGAGGGTTATGTTTATGCCAATGAGTTCGGCATGTTCAAATTAGTCCAGCGGGAGGCGTTCAGTCGCGCCAACTTCCAGAACAGTCGGTTCCAGACCAGTTGAGGAACTGGCACAGTACCGCTTCCAAGGTGCTCCAGACGCCCTATACTACTTAAGTAACCAACGGAGACAACCATGTTTGATGAGTTCTTCACTGAGATCGCTGACGCTCCTGGTGAGATCTTTGACATTCCTGAGATGCAGGACTTAGACTCTGACAAAAAGTTCGACATGAATGAGTATCTGAACGGTAACTACGACTACTGATGTCTTTCGTTTCTTTTCCTACTGACCCTAACATCATGAACGACTCCGAACTTCTCCAACTGAAAGAGAACTACGCTAACATGATCATTGACGGTATGGACATGGACAGTCTGTGTCAAATGTGCTTTGATATGTTGATGGACGCATACAAAGACTGTACTGAAGAAGATATTAAGGAAGAGGTTATTGACCTCTATGATGAGGAAGTGCTAGAGGGTTTGATGCCCGTTGAGTGATGGAAACCTTGGAACTTTCGCAGAAGGAGATACAGATTCTCCTGCAACTTCTTGAGTCGCAAGACTTATCTGAGTCAGAACATCATGTCTTTGACTTAGTTTCAATTCACGAAAAACTGTCCTCTTCACTGACTTACTGACATGAACAACTCCGAAATGACGATGGACGACCGTATGGAACTCATTGATAGTATCAGTGAGGATATGTTCCGACTGTGTGAATGTTTTGCTGAGGCGGACGAAGAAGATAACTGTCGTGCAGTCTTTGAGGAGTTTGGTGAGTGGTTTGATGGTGAAGAATGTCAAGTGTGGTGGGTGCCAAACTTCGCAGATGTGGTATAATGGAGTAGTTCCTATGGAGGAGAATGACTGACGCAAATGTCAACTTAAACGTGCATGAGATAGGAGTTATTCTATCTGCATTGCAGTTGCTACAACACCGTGACGAAAACCTCATCGCAAAAGAGTATGGATCAACAGCAGCACTCTACGAACGACTCCACTCAGTTTGGCAAACTCTTGACCGAACAGAAACAGGACTCCGAAACGATGTCATCCCTTCCTACTAAACTGTGGTATCAGACTTTAGCAGTGATGCAAGAAGATGCTCCTGAACTTATGGATGAGTTTCTGGAGAACAGTGCTGCTAAGATGGAGATCACTGTAGACTATTTGATGGAGGAGTTTCTGTGAACCATGAGGCAAAGTTGCATTTGGCGATTATGCAAACCAATAACATTCTGTCACTGTTACAGGGCAACCAGTATGAAAGTTTCATGCGAAACAAACTGATTGGAGTACAAGTCGAACTCAACCGTCAACTGTCATTATTGACAAACAGCAAACACTATAGTAAAGTTGAGGAGTAACTTACACACACTAATGAAGTATCTTTATCTGGTAGACTACTGGGTGCCATTTCCAACCTCTGAGTATGGTGGTTTATTAACAGTCATCGCTGAGAATGATGTTGAGTGCCATGATATTCTGCTTGAGTGGCGCCATGATGCTGATGATAAATACGACAACCTGATCATGGAAAAGGTTACGACTGCTATCACATTTCAGTTAGCAAATGATGAAGAGTCGGGCATTGTAGAAACATTTACCACATAACAATGACTGAAGAGAAACTGTATCGTGTCGAAGAGTTTGTGACAACTGGATGGGAAGTTGTCCCAGGTAACTCTACCAAACTGAACAAAGACCAGGCAAAAGCATTATTAGAGGAACTGATTGGTGAAGGAACAAACCCTAACCGACTCCGTGCTGTCCCTGATACCACATCAGGCACCTAAAGGATATGAGTACAAGGCATCACCCTTCAAGAGCAACATTGTTGCTGTTTGGTTGTTGTGTCATCGCAAGTTTGTCTACAATGGTGGTGCTCCGACTGAAACTATCTACGCCTTTTACAATACAAAAACAAAACGTTTCCATTCCCCTATCAACTCAAAAACCGTAGGAGATGTAGTAGATATTAACTCTACAACTCCTTACACATCTATGCCACTCAAACTCAACCCATTAGAATATGCCTTATACGCCTGAAGTTGATGACTATGTTCAGTGGAACAAAGGAAAGCATAATGTAGAGGGATGGGTGTATTATAAGGACTCCCAGTATATTACGATTGAGATAGGAGTAAGATGTAAGGATGAGGAAGATATAAAGCATTGCCCGATACATCAAAAGACGCATACGTTGGTATTATGTTTCCCTGAGTATTATCATCAACTCAAGTATGTCAAGTCCCGTAACGATAAGTATGATGAAAAGTGATCCTTTTATCTACTTAAAGGATAATGACTTGAGTGCTGAGTTTTGTAGACATGTCATTGATAAGTTTGAGTCTGAACCATCAGAACGTCGTCGCCCTGGCACCGTAGGATATAACCGTCGCCAGGATGAGAAGATGAAGAAGTCATATGACTTATGGTTGCAGAGTTATATTGATGAGTGGAGAGAAGAGGATACTACATTCTTTGAGCATCTGACAAGTAACCTACGTTGTTATACTGAGCATATTAAAAGTATCAACCCAGTGATGCATTATTTTACGTCTGAGGATATAGTCAAGGACACTGGTTATCAGATACAGAAGTATATTAAGAGTGAAGGTGGGCATTATGACTGGCATCATGATTTCATGGTGAAGAAAGAGTTAGGACCAAGGATGTTGACTTATATTTGGTATCTGAATGATGTAGAAGATGGTGGGCATACTGAGTTTGTAAATGGAGTAAAGGTAGAACCAAAGGCGGGGAGGTTATGTATTTTCCCTGCAACCTGGACATATTTGCATCGTGGATGTACTCCTATTTCGAATGATAAGTACATTGTGACTGGATGGGTTTATTGTGGTAATGACTATCAAAAAACACAGTTGGTATGAACACACCCCATTCATTTGGGAGTATGATAGTGTAGTATCGAATGAAACCTGTAATACTATCTTATCACTGATACAACAGTCATCTTTACATGATGAGTATTTGACAAAGAATACTGAGAGATCAAAGGTAAGAAATAACTCATGTATTAACGTATCACAGGTATCAAAGTATGACCATCATATGATGTGTGCGGATAGAACATTACATTCGATATTCTCTGATATCCATGCCCATTATGTACTGAATAATAAGAGGTATTTTACACTCAAGAACGCACAGTATCTGTACACAACATCATGTAGTTACACTTATCGAACATATGATAAGAGTGACTATTATGACTGGCATATTGATAGTTCAGACCATGCACATCTATTGTTTTCTTATATCTTGTATCTGAATGATGACTTCACTGGTGGTGATACATTGTTCTTGAATCAGAAACTCAAGGTTAAACCAAAGAAGGGAAGTATGTTATGTTTCCCTTGTGACATGCAGACGGTACATAAGTCAACTGCTATTAAGGAAGGAAAAAAGAATATCATTTGGACTTGTATGGAATATCATGCGAAATAAATATGAGGAGAAGTAACCCTATCGAACGGTGAAGACATTTCAAGAGTTTATAGTAGAAGCAGAAGCAGCAAATAGTATAAAGAGTCTTGCACCTTTTAGAATAATGCCACCTCTAAAGACTAAGGGTGGAGAATCTAATCCAGCACCCCAAAGGTTTCTGATTAACCCTAAGACAGGATTAGGACCAACTGCTCAAATAGTACCTACATCTAAGACTAATCAGATACCATTTAAGTATTCTACCTATGGTATTGATACTATTGATAGACAGCAGTCATTAGAGAAAAAAGTAAAGACAATGGAGAGGTTAGGTATCTTACATGGAGGTACAAGGGCAAGAGACTTACCATAGTTCTTTATACCCTAAAATTAACTGATTTACCCCTTAAATGGGGTTTTTTAGTATTAAAAATACCTTTTTAAATATAAGTTAATGTTTTATTAGTCTTAATAAGTATTCATAATAAGACAGGATAATGATAAGAATTCGTATTGTTTTATGCTCTCTAATACTCTCTAAATCCTTATAAACCCTTGTGTCTGATGCTCTCTAAAACCTTATAAACCCCCTCTGAAACCCTCTGTCCTTATGCAAGTTAAGTGAGCGTATCATAAGACGCGCAGTCTGTCAAGTCACAGGGCGGCGAAAAGTCACAGAACCCACACACATTTTCACAGAGACTTATAAATAATGGTTATGAATCTCGTCGAGACTTATACCTAGACAGGTTGTATCTCGACTAGATATATGCTACAATATACAAGCGTTCATCAGATCTCGACGAGAATTATGTACGACGACTACGATCTCGACTATACTTTCGCACAAGATTATAATCTCGACGAGGATGCACTCTACGAGCATTATGCTCAACTAGATGCACAAGATCTCGACGAGGATTATGCACGAGATACACAAGATTATAACACGCTTGCGTATCAACATTATGCATAATGCGTACTAGATATACACATCTAGATTACACACATATGCACACTAGATTATACGTACATACGCACATCTAGACACATGCTTACACATAACAAGCGCCTAGTTACTATAACACTAGACATTATGTGTTATGATGATTTACATCCAGAAGATGTAAATTGGCGTGAGGTTCTAGACTTAGAACCTGGTGAAGAATTCCAGTGTCGCATCAAAGAGCATGATATCAACTGGTAATGTGCCAGTTCGATAAGTGTCACATACCCCCTTGCGGTTCGTTCCGTTTGGGGGTATTGTTATCTCAAGTTCAAAAAAGTTTCATGTTTCCTGAGATCTTCGACTACGAAACTAACTACTACTGGGGAGAGTTAGTTGTTCGTTTGGTCCCGATGTTTGGGTTCAAAAAGTATAAGGCACAAGAGAACGAATTGCTGTGGGTTTATGATACCAACAAACCCGACGATGGGTATCATGTTCCTGCCCGTAACTTGAGCACTTATAAGTACTAAACTCTCCGTGAGTTCTTTATACTCAGGGCAGCCGCCCGATACGGATTCATAGTGTTATATTTTTGCTGATACGATATCGTATCAAATGGGTGATATCAGTCGCCCGTGACCCATAAGCACGGATGATGAATGAGTTTCCCGTTTGGTATCACCGTGAACTACGGGAACCGCCAGGGTGTGCAATACTAAAAGCATGAAAGAAACCAACTACTACATCCGCCGTACCTACACCACCTTCACTGGTCGGACCGTCAAGGTCGATCACGTCGGACCCTACATGGAGTCTCAAGAGTTCGCCGTCGCCATGCAGCGCGGTCATGACATGCGTCGTCAGGTTCCCGCTGAGGTTCAGATCACCAAGTGGGAATGGGTCCAAGGTAAGGTGTGACACCCTGGGCAGTGTCCACCATTGCCCCAAAACCGTCCGACCCCGTGCCTATAATGACTGAAGTTCAAACAAACCCAATGCGTTACGAAATCCTGGTTCCCTCTGCCCCTTATGAGTCCGAGTCCGTCCTGGACCTGGACCGTGCCTACGACATCATGTATGACCTGGCAGAGGAATTTGGGTATGCTGAGATCCGCCATGATGGGGTCCACATCGCAGACCATGGCAGCATTATGGAGCAGATCGCAGATCTCCTGTTCTGATGTGACAGTCGGGGGACTGTCCACCAAACCGACACAAGTCCCCCAGATCCTGTATTGTTATCTCAAGTCAAACAACTTCACTTCTCATGCGTAAGATCGAACGTGAAATGAACGCTGCCATTTCTAACAATCAGAACTGGCAGAAAGATAACACTTCGGTTACTTTTGACCCTGAAACTAATGAGTCGAAAGTGTATCTGTTCGGCAACCACATTGCCACCGTTGGTGATGACTTCGTTCAAATCTTCGACGGTGGTTATCATTCTGTGACCACCAAGTCCCGCCTGAATGCTATTCTTTCGGAGCATGGAATCAAGGGTGAATGTGTATTCCAAAAGAACTTCAATTGGTTCGTGCACAAGTTCATTGGACAGGCAGGAACTTCCCCTGTCTACAATGAGTATGACTTCACCAATGGTTTTATGTTCGCATAACAAATAGGGGGCATTCGTGCCCCTTTCTTTATACCGCGAAGCGGCTGCCCGACCAGTTGGCAGGGTGTCCACCAAACCCCCCAAAGCAGCGGACCCCGTGCCTATAATTACAGCATGAACAAAACCAAAGCAGACCTGCCCCTCATCTTGGCAGACTACACCGAATTCGTGAACCAGCAGCAACGCCGCTTCGAAGCGATCCGCTCTCAGTCTGAGATTGCTGGTTCTACTGAGATCCTGACCCCTGAACCTGAGAACCCCCAGCAGGCATGGTTCAGCAAGTGGGAAGCAACCCGCCCCCAGGGACAGTGGGGACGCTGGCACATCTCCGACCGCGACTGAGCGCGGCGACCCTGTAGAATACTCTCAACAACAACGGACCCCGATGCGTTACCCCATCAACTGCAACGACTCCCAAAGCGTCTGGACTCTGCGCCTGAACCCTATCACGGGAACCGCCCGCGTCCGTTGGTTCTCCTCCCCCCTGACCGAATACCGCCACACTGGTGTGTCGCGTCGTGCCATCCTTAAGATGCTCTGGTTCAGTGGTGACACCTCTAAGGGACAGTGGGTAAACCGTCACTGCCTGGCATCCTGACCCCCCTCTGACCCCTTATACTGACTTCAGTCAAACGAAACCAAATGCAAGCACTCACCTCCATGATCACCGAAACCGAAACCTACAACGGATGGGCAAACTGGGAGACCTGGAACGTCGCCCTGTGGTTGCAGAATGATTACGCTCTGTACAGCGTCGCCCGTCGTTATGACTCATACGATCGCCTCATCCCCCGTCTGGAGTCTGAGTTTGGTCAGATGACCCCTGACGGTGCCCGCTGGATGGATGGCAGAATCGACACTGCTGCCCTGGATGAAATGCTGGCGGACCTCTGAGGGTCTGCCCCCCCATCTGCTACAATACCAAAGAACACACACCACACAGACCTATGACCCGCGACCTCGCTACCGCTCTCCTGAACCGTGCCGCTGACGGAACCCAACTGCTGGCGATCCTGGACACCATCACCGCCGACGTGGAAACCCAGGGCATTGAGGAGTGTGCCGCTCATTATGCTGACATCTCTGCCCCGACTGCCGACCCGATCGCTTTCTGAAGTTTTGTAACTTCCCCCCGTTCCTGCCGCCCGATGCTGTAGGATACTCAAGTCAACGCAACCGACCGAACCCGATGACCTTCGAAGAGTTCAGCGCACAGACCTGGGACCGCTTCCTCTCCGCCGCCGAATGGGATGGCACCGTTTCTTGGTTGGAGGGTCTGAGTTTTGTCAACCGTCTGGGTCTCCTGGACGACTTTATGGAGTCTCCCTGGTGGGCGCTGATGAACCAGCGCCTGGATGCTGGGGAACTGGGGATGTGGGTTCTGGAGGGGTGACCCTCCCCCATCCGTGCTACAATATTCTCAAGTCAAACGACACTGACCCATGACCGCTTCCATCTCCAACCTGTCTACCATCGCTGCCGACCTTAACGCTGCTGGTAAGACCGTGAAGGTCACTGTTCTCAAGTCTGCCGCCACCCGTCGCCGTCGCTCTGCTCTGACCAAAACCAACTCCTCTGGTCGCTCTGGTCTGGGTTCTCACGACACTGAAAAGGGTTCTTACGTTTCCACTGGTGACATCGCCATCGGTGCTGGTCGTATGGGTACGCTTAACCCCGTCAACTCCCTGGGTCGTCAGTGGGTCGGTGATAAGTCTGCCAATGCTGCCCGTGCTTCCGCCCAGTATGCTGCCGACCGTCGTGCCGCTGCCCGTGACCGCCTGGGTCTCTGATACGTGCTACAATAAACCCAGTTCAGACAAACCCATGCGTTACGTTTCCACTTCCAACCTGTCCACCCGTGCCATGGAGTGGGTGCCCGTTCGTGACAACGACACCCAACCCTCTTATGAGGGAAAGGTCGCCCGCTTCTCTGCTGTTGACCTGGCAGGGATCTACCGTGACACCGATCGCCGTTCGTTTCCCCACCGCTGCCCTGTGAGTGGGTATGCTTACGAGCGCCAGGAGCGTTGGGGTCAGGGGTAAGACCATCTGGGTTCGTGTTTCGGCAGTGCCCCCCGTGCGGGGGCGTCGCCGTCGGGGCGCGTTTTAAAACCCATAACTACCCTAAGCTATAAAGTGTTACGCTCGCCAGCTCAATATTTCACTAAAAGTGAAACATTTCGGTACTCTATATAAAACTAAAAGTCGATCGCAAAAACCCGCAATGCAAAAAAATCCCGGAGAAAATATAACGACTGTAGAGGTCGATCCAATAACTGGGGAGTATTATGTAACTATCCCTGAGTGGATACTGAGCGACTTTGGTTGGTACGAGGGCACCGAAGTAAACATGGAGGTTGATGGAGAGTCTATCATTATTACTGAACTGAAGGGGGATTGACTCCTTATAGATAATGATGTATGATAACTGATGTAGAAACACTTTCTTATGGCTAAAGGATTTACTGTTAAAGCGAAGTCACCCACCACGGCAACTCAAGAATTTGATTATGACAAAGCACGGGAGATGGTCCGTGGAAAGTCGGTCGTATTCTGTTTACCTGGTAGAGGTGTATCTTACACATATCTGAAAAACTTTGTACAACTCTGTTTTGATATTGTACAAATGGGAGGGAGTATTCAGATCTCCCAGGACTATTCTTCCATGGTAAACTTTGCAAGATGCAAGTGTCTTGGAGCGAACGTCCTGCGTGGACCTGACCAAATTCCCTGGGACGGAAAGTTAAAGTATGACTATCAGTTATGGATTGATAGTGACATTGTGTTTAATACTGAGAAGTTTCTTCAGTTGGTCTTGATGGACGAAGACATTGCTTCTGGTTGGTATTGCACTGAAGATGGTATGACGACTTCTGTTGCACACTGGATGGAAGAAGATGACTTCCGTAGCAATGGTGGTGTCATGAACCATGAGACACTAGAAACGATGCAGAAGCGTAAGAAGCCATTCACTGTTGACTATGCAGGTTTCGGATGGTTACTTATCAAGCATGGAGTCTTTGAACACAGTGAGATGAAGTATCCTTGGTTTGCTCCGAAGATGCAAGTCTTTGAGTCTGGTGAGGTTCAGGACATGTGTGGAGAAGATGTAAGTTTCTGTTTGGATGCAAAGGAAGCAGGCTTTGAAATCTGGTGCGATCCTCGTATTAGAGTTGGTCACGAGAAGACAAGGATTATTTGATGACTAACGAACTTTACAATATCTATTGTAGAGGGAGAAGAATATACTCCCACTTGACAGAGGAAGAGTATTTCGATACAATGGAGGACCTGTCGATAGAGTATTATCAGACAGGCTCTCCAAGACCTGATGAACTAGACACTGAAATTATTAAGGAGAATCATTATGGCTATACGTAAGGGTGGCGGTTATGTGGAAGGCGCGCCGAAAAAAACTCGTCAAGGGCGAGGGATGAATACGAAGTACGCCGCGTCGTCTCGCAATAAAGCGAAGAAGCGTTATCGCGGACAAGGTAAGGGTTGATGTACTTAGAAGGTAATGATGAATGGAATAGAATACATTCTCATGACCTTTGGGTATACAATAAGTTAATTTTAAGTCGGGTTTTGGGTTATACTTGTGGTCCTGTTGGAACCACTGTTCCCAGACCCGACTTTTATTTGGTTAGACCGAGCATGAACTTACTTGGTATGGGTCGTTTTGCTCGAAAAGAATATATCTACAAGTATACTGACCACTACCACCCATCAGAATTTTGGTGTGAAGTATTTGAGGGAGATCATATTAGTATCGACTATCAAAATAAAGAGCAGAAGTTATCTGTCATTGGTATTCGTGATGATGATAGTCCTCTTTATAAGTGGGACATGTGGAAGAAGGTTGATATAAAGATTGAATATCCCAAAGTTTTAGAAGAATTGAAGGGCGATTATGAATGGGTTAACTGTGAGTTCATTGGAAATAAACTTATAGAAGTTCATTTTCGCAGAAATCCTGACTTCAGATATGGGAATACAATAGCAATACCAGTCTGGAAGGGGCAAACAATGAAAATGGAAGAAAAATATGAGTACATAGAAGATCCAGACTATCTCAGGGATGGTTTTTGGGTAAAATAAATAGCGGTAAGGGATAGCAACCCCTCTAAAAGTTCTGATTTCATGCAAATCAGGAGCTAAAATGGGACAATCACCTGTCGATAGGAACAGAGAGTACATGAGAGAGATGTGGGGAACCACTAAACTCGCCTCAGATTATGGTTCGATGCAACATAGTGACCAAAAAAGAGTTCTAACAGAGGTAATGCACGATACTGCACCTCGTCATGACCTTAAAAAACAAACAGAACTCCATGAAAAGATTCGTAATGACGAAGATTATGATGACTGGAGCTATGGAACTGAACCAACGTATGGTAATCCTTGGGTGTAAATATAAATAAAGCAAGAAAACTTCTTGACAAATGGCAGTCACAAGGATATCAAGAGCATTTAAGGACATTAGTTTGTCTTTTGAGCCCCATCCTGTGACAAAAGACCTGCCTGTTCTCAAGAATGCGGCGGCAATTACTAGATCAATTCGCAATTTGGTACAAACAATACCAAACGAACGCTTTTTCCAACCACTTTTAGGGTCTGATGTGCGTTCGAGTCTGTTTGACTTTGTTGATTTTGGTACTGCCACCGTAATTCAAGAGCAAATATTGACAACTATTGATAATTACGAACCAAGAGTCAATAATGTAAAGGTAGAAGTTGACCCTCAACCCGATAATAATACGTTTGAGGTCACTGTTTTGTATAATATCATCGGTCAAGATGTTCCTGTTCAGCAATTTACATTCTTATTAGAGGCTACCAGATAAAAAGATGCCTTTTACAAAATTTACCAACCTAGATTTTGACCAGATAAGGACCTCGATCAAAGAATATCTCCGTGCTAACTCAAATTTCACGGATTTTGACTTTGAGGGGTCCAACTTTTCTGTCTTGATCGACACGTTAGCATATAATACCTACATTAATGCCTTTAATGCGAACATGGTAGTCAACGAATCCTTCTTGGATTCGGCAACTTTGAGAGAAAACGTCGTTTCTCTCGCCAGAAATATTGGTTATGTACCTCGCTCTAGGAACGCCGCCAAGGCAACGGTAAGTTTGAGCGCACAAACTACGTCAGCATCTGATACCCTGACCTTACAGGCGGGTCTAGTGTGCGTAGGAACAGCAGAAAACAGCAATTATATCTTCTCAGTACCAGAAAGCATCACTACGACTATTAACTCTGGTGTTGCCAACTTTAATAACATTACAATCTATCAAGGAACCTATCTCAAGAAGCAGTTTGTAGTTGATGGTTCACTTGATCAGCGTTTTGTTCTTGATAACTCCTTCATTGATACCTCAACTATCGTTGTAAAGGTTAAAGGTATTTCTGATAGTGGTGAAGGAAGAGAATATTCGCGTGTTGATAATATTCTCAATATCAATAAGAACTCTGAGATCTATTTGATTCAAGAAGTTCAGGATGAAAAGTACGAACTTCTATTTGGAGATGGATATTTTGGCAAAAAACTGGAAAATGGTGCGATCATCACTGTTTCTTACATTATTACTGATGGTGAAGATGGAAATGGCGCTTCTAGATTTTCATTCTCAGGAAGATTCTTAGATTCTCTCTCAAATACTGTCATTCCAACCAATACTATCAGTGTTACTACTGTAAATGCAGCAGCAAACGGTAGTGCTATCGAAAGTGTTGACTCAATTAAGTATTTTGCTCCAAGAATTTACGCTTCTCAGCATAGAGCAGTGACGACTCGTGACTATGAAGCAATTATTCAGCAAATTTACCCAAATACTGAGTCAGTTTCGGTTGTTGGTGGTGAAGAACTGGACCCACCAGAGTTTGGAAACGTTATTATCAGTATCAAACCAAAGAATGGTGACTTTGTTTCGGACTTTGACAAGCAAACTATCCTTACAAAACTAAAAGACTACTCACTTTCTGGTATTAACCAGAGAATTACTGATCTTAAGGTTCTGTATGTCGAAATTGACTCTGGAGTTTACTACAACAGTTCCCAGGTCACCAATGTCAATGCCCTGAAGACCAAAGTATCTTCAGTTCTCAATACGTTCGCAAGAGCAAATATCAATCAGTTCGGTGGTAGGTTTAAGTACAGTAAACTGTGCCAAACTATTGATAATGCTGATAATGCCATCACCTCCAATATCACAAGAGTTGTTATTCGCAGAAACCTGAAGGCACTTATCAACCAGTCGGCACAATATGAGTTGTGCTATGGTAACAAGTTCCATATCAACAAAGAAGGTTTTAATATCAAGAGTACTGGTTTCACTCTGGCAGGTAGAATAGGCACATTCTACTTCACAGACGTACCTGGAAGCGGCGACAAGGGCGTTATTTCCATTGTTAAGGACATTAACGAAACTGGTAAGTATGAGGTCATAGTGAAGTCAGCAGGCACCGTAGACTACACTAAAGGTGAGATTATTCTCAACACTCTTAACATTACGTCTACAGCAGTTGCCAACAATATTGTTGAGATTCAGGCGTTCCCAGAGTCCAATGACATCATCGGATTAAAGGATCTATATCTATCCTTTTCTGTTGCTGATAGCACCATAAATATGGTTAAAGATACTATAACATCTGGCGAACAGATCTCTGGCGTCGGTTATAAGGTTACTTCTAGTTACTTAAACGGAGAACTTAAGAGAGGATAAAATGATACAAACGGGCTTTGAGAAGAGGGTAAAAGTTCAGCAAATAATCGAGAGTCAACTACCAGAATTCATACTTTCAGAAAGTCCAAAAACAGTAGATTTTCTAAAACAATATTATATCTCCCAGGAATATCAGGGTGGTCCATCAGACCTTTCTGATAACCTAGACCAGTACCTAAAGTTAGATAACCTGACTCCTGAAGTAATCGTTGGTGAGACAACTCTCTCCGCTGGTATTTCATCGACTACTGATACTGTACAGGTAGCAACAACCAAGGGTTTCCCTCTGGAATATGGTTTATTCCAGATCAATGATGAAATCTTTACCTATACTGGTATCACTACGAACTCTTTTACTGGATGTATCAGAGGTTTTTGTGGAATTACTTCATACAGAACAGACTTAGACTCCGAAGAACTTATATTTGAGAACTCATCAGCAGCATCTCATGCTGTTGGTTCTACAGTTGAGAACTTAAGTACCCGTTTCCTCAAAGAATTTTACAACAAACTCAAGTATTCCTTTACTCCAGGTCTTGAGAATGTTGACTTTGTATCAAACCTCGATGTAAACAACTTCATCAAAGAGGCAAGAAGTCTCTACGAATCAAAGGGAACTGAAGAATCATACAAAATTCTCTTTAAGGTTTTGTATGGTGTTGACCCACAAGTCATCGACCTAGAAGATTATCTTGTAAAACCATCTGCTGCTGAATACAGAAGAAGAGAAGTTATTATCGCTGAGAGAGTTTCTGGCGATCCAAACAACTTAGTTGGTCAAACTATCACTAAGTCTACCGACTCCGAAACAAAAGCATCAGTATCTGAAGTAGAAATATTCACCAGGTCTGGTATCAGCACCTACTACAAACTAGGTTTGTTTGTTGGTTTTGATGATAGAGATCTTATTGAGGGTACATTTGAGATTCAACCATCGACTAAAGTCATCAGTGCTGTATCTGTTGGGTCTTCAGTCGTTACCGTTGACTCTACAGTTGGTTTTGCCGACACTGGTAAGGTCATCTCCGGTAGAAATACTATTGAGTACAAAGGCAAAACTGTAAACCAGTTCCTTGGATGTAGTGGTATTGGTACAGCAATCCCAACCAAGACTGATCTCAGAACTGATGAGGTCTTCTTTGGTTATGAAAATGGAGATACCACTAAGAAAGTAGAACTCCGTATCACAGGTGTATTGTCGGAATTTGAACCTGTTCATGATATTCTTCTAACAACAGAGGGAGAAAGGATCTATACCAAGAACGTTGGTGAGAAGATTCTTAACCCAGAAACTGATAAAACCGATAAAGAAATATTTGCTAACAGTTGGATCTATAATACAAGTTCCAGATTTGATGTAGAAAGTATTAGTGGTTCTACATTCCAACTGAAGAGTGAACTTGATAAGTCAAGTCTCAAGGTTGGGGATAATGTAGATATTCTAAATGGAACTACAGAGACTGTTTTACACAGTGATGCTGTTGTTGCCAGTATCAACGCTTCGAACAAGCAAATAACACTTAATAACCTAAGTGGTTTTACCGCAAGTTCCTCAGTTATCTACACTATCAGAAGAAAACTAAACACCGCATCTAGTAGTGGAACTGGTATTTTCTACGGCAATAACACTGTAACTAGTGATGTCCAAAATGTTTACACTGACCGTAGTGGTAGTGCTTATGTTGCCTCAAACTCACTACCATCATATGATATCACAGAGAACGTTCTTAGAGCAACTATAGCATCTGCTAGTGGAAGTGCTTTACAAGGATACAATAGCACCACCGAAAAGTATTCCATTCTTTCTTTTGGTGGCAATGTTCCATTCATCACTGGTGATGAAGTATACTACACATACTCTTCATCTTCTCTGACTGGACTAACTGAAGGATTTTACTACGTCAAAGTTCTTCCTTTGGCAAACCAGATCAAACTATATGCCTCAAGATCTCTTATTGTAAGTGATAACCCAGTTGAGTTTACCTCAAGTAGTGCTAGTGGTTCTCATACATTTACGCTTTCTGCTCAGAAGAGTGGATATATCTATCCACAAAAACTCCTGAAGAAGTTTCCACTGAACAGAAATGTCCAGAATGGTAATGACTCCCCAACTCTTCCAGCATCAACTGGTATGTTGGTAAACGGTGTAGAGATCATTAACTACAAGTCAACTGACAAAATTTACTCCGGTCCAGTTGATAGTGTTCGTCTTTACAATGGTGGAACAAACTATGATGTTATTTCTCCACCAGATATCGAAATTGCTTCACCTGGAACTGGATACACAACTGCTCTAGTCAGAGCTGTTATTGAGGGTAATGTAAAAGAGGTAAAAGTAGACCCACAAGACTTTGACCTTGTTGATGTTTTATCTGTAACTATTGATGGTGGTAATGGTTCTGGTGCCATCTTAGAACCAGTTTTAGAGACAAGATATCGTGAAATTGAGTTTGATGCCAGACTAACAGCAGGTGGTGGTGGAGTTAGCAACTCTGATGATACCATTACCTTCCCGAAACCACATAATCTCAGAAATGGTGATGCCATTGTCTATAATAGAAATGGAAACAACGCTCTTGGTGTAGGCACTTTTGGTGGAAGCAACGCTCACCAAGACATTAGACTGAACAGTGGTTCAGTTTATTATGCCCAAATTGTCAATAGTTCTACTATTAAACTGTATGAAACGTTTGAGAACTATGCTAGTGGTATCAGTACAGTAGGTTTCACGACAACTTCTCAAGGCATTCACAAGTTTAGAATGTTTGAGGGTAAGAAAACTCTTAAGTCTGTTAAGGTTATCAACCCTGGTAGTGGATATCAAAACAGAAAACTGAAAGTAAAACCAGAAAATATCTCAACAGTAGAAGACTCTATAACCTTTAAGAACCATGGTTTTGCCGATGGTGATGTAGTCTTATACACATCTGATGGTTCTGTGGCAACTGGTCTTACAACTTCCGTAAGATACAAGATTCTTAAAGTATCTGATGATACATTTAAACTGGCAAATGCTGGTGTTGGTGCTACAAACCTTACAAACTACACTAAGAGACTGCCAGTTAGCATTACTGGAGTTGGTACTGATTTCCAAAACTTTGCTTATCCAGATGTTTCCATCTCGGTTAATGCTGAGTTTAATGGAGTATCTGGAGTAATTACAGCAACTCCAGTTGTTAGGGGTGAAATTGTTGACCTTTACCTTTACGAAACTGGTACTGGATATGGTACAACCATCCTCAATTTCCATAAGAGACCAGATATCAAGATCAAAAACGGTAAGAATGCTGAACTGAAACCTCTCATTTCTGGTGGTTCTATTGTTTCTGTTCAGGTCACCAATGGTGGCAGTGAGTATACATCTGCTCCAGACCTGACAGTTGTCGGTGATGGTGTTGGTGCCAGACTAAGAGCAATGGTTTCTGGTGGTAAAGTCACCAACGTTGTGGTGCTGAATTCGGGCGTAGGATACGTCCAAAACACCACCAGTGTTACCGTGACACCTGCTGGCAGAAACGGTAGTGTTGATGCCTCTGTTAGAGCACTTACACTGAATAACCACTATCGTTTTGGTGATGAGATTCTCTTAGATAACAATGGAGAACTTGAGTATGGTGTAGTTGGTTACACGACCAGTATTGGAGACTCTGAGTTTGGCGATGATGGAACATCACACTCACCAATTATTGGTTGGGCATATGATGGAAACCCAATATATGGTGCTTATGCTTATATTGATCCAGCAGATATCAACTCTGGTATTAAAGTTCTGACCAGTGGATATCAAAGAGTTACTGCTGATATTGTAGACAGACCTGTTGGATTTGCTGCTGGGTTCTTCGTTGAGGACTACAAGTTTACTTCATCTGGTGATCTGGACGAGCACAATGGTAGATATGCCAAGACTCCAGAGTTCCCCAACGGTGTTTACTCATATCACGTAGGTATTACCAGTGATGGTAAGAACTCTCAGTTCCCATACTTCCTTGGACATACATATCGTTCTCTTCCAGTTATTCAGAACTTAGATCAAGAATATGACTTTAACAACTCAACTCTGACAAGAAACACCTTCCCATACAAGGTTGGTGATGCTTTCGCTAATAACGACTTCATCTCTGAGTCTTATGAGACTCTAATGCAGAGTGCTGTTATTGACTCTATTACTAAAGGTTCTGTTGATGGTTTCACTATCAATGAGCCTGGAAGTAACTATAGAGTAAATGATGTGGCATCATTTGATAATACAGAAACTAATGGTGGTGGACTTGCTGCTTATGTCGAAAGAGTAACTGGTAAACCAATTACCGATGTAACAACAAGCATTCAGACTTATCAGTCTAATGTTCTTGTTTGGGATAATGCTAACCAAGTATCTGTACACGTTTCTCCATCACATACATTCTTAGAGAATGACCAGATTGCTATTTCTGGTCTGTCAACCTTCGTCCCTGGTCTGACAAAACTACACAAGATTGGTGTTACCTCTGAGTCAACCAAGTTGGTTGGTGAAGTTGCTGCTAACTCAACTGTTGGTTTTGTAACAGATATCTTTGTTATTAACATTCCATCTACCGTTGCTGCTGGAACTACAGTTGCTATTGGAACAGAAAGAATGTCTGTTTTGGCAACATACCCCCAAAACAAAGTCATCAGGGTTGTAAGAGGCATCGCAGGGTCTGCTCATACAGCGTTCACTGATGTATTCATATCACCAAATAGATTTACACTTCCAGTTAGAACTTCTTACTTTAATTCTGGTGTTGATGATAAGGTTTACTTTAACCCCATCCACTCGGTAGGTATTGGAACAACAACAGGTTCTGATTCTTCTAGAGGATACTTCGTTGGAGATAGACATAGAACAGTATCTGTTCCTATCCAGAGTGTTTATCTACCAAACCATCCATTCAGAACTGGTCAGCAAGTAACGTTCGAAAGAATTGGTGGTTCGCAAGGTTTCACAGTTTCGAACACTGAAACCAGTGCTACATTCTCAATTCCACAAAGTGGAAATAGTGAAACACTATTTGTTGTTAAGAAGTCTGGTGATTTCATCGGTCTTTGCACACAAGTTGGACTGACAACAAACACAGAAGGTCTGTACTTTAGAAATATTACTGCTAATGGTGACAGCACCGACTACAGATACTCACTAACCTCGAACAAAGTTCAGGTAACTGCCAGAGCAGAAAAGATCAAAGCAAGAGTTTCTGTTTCTACGGCACATGGACTTACCAATGGTGATACTATCAAGTTGAGTCTCAACTCCGAACAGTCTGTTGGTGTTGGTACTTCTGTATCAGCATATCTCAAGTATAACTCAACTTACGATCGTCTGCTTGTCAACCCAATCGGGTTTAACTCAACATCTGTCAATTCTTCGACCAATGAGTTGACTCTGGTTGATCATGGTCTTAAGACTGGTGATAAGGTATTCTACAATGCTTCCGACTTGGTTGTATCTGGTCTATCTACTGGTTCATACTTTGTTTACAGAATAGATGATGACACTATCAACCTTTCACCAACACATTATGATTCTATTTCTACTCCCCCAACAGTTGTAAGTTTTGCTTCTACTGGTGGTTCGAGTCAAGAGTTGTCAAGAATCAACCCACAACTTGAGGTTGTTAGAGATAATAACCTAGTCTTTAATGTATCAGACACATCTCTGAATGGATACACTCTCAAACTCTTCTATGATAGAGAGTTTAAGAATGAGTTGGTTTCTATCGGTTCTTCCACCACTTTCAGCACTTCTGGTGTTGGTACTGTTGGAGTTACCACGACAGCAACCTTTACTCTCAACTACAATAAAGATCTTCCATCTAAAGTCTACTATCAGTTAGACAAGGCAGGTTTCATAAGCAGTGCTGATACTGAAGTTAAAAACTATAATGAAATACTATTTACTGACAGCAGATATAATGGAACTTATACCGTCTCTGGTATTGGGTCAACTACATTCGATATCTCTCTAGGTGCTGTTCCTGAAGATCTTCAGTATAACCAGTCTGATACAAGTGTTCTTAAGTATTCTACTTCTTCACCAAGAGCTCTTGGTGGTGTAGACTCCATGAGAATTACCTTTGGTGGTGCCAACTATAAGAAACTTCCAAGGTTTGTAAGTATTGCTTCTTCTATCGGTGAAAATGCTGATATCATTCCAACATCTACTACTCTGGGAAGAATCAACCAAGTCACTATTCAGGACCCAGGTTTTGACTTCTCTGCTGACAAGACACTTAACCCAGAAGTTTATATCTCACCAAATATCACCGTAGTAAATAGAAACTCCATTACTAGCATTGATGTGACTTCTGGTGGTTCTGGATATACTTCAGTTCCAGATCTTGTCATCGTCAACCCATCAACAGGAACTGCTTATGACACAGGACTGGTCATAGCAAAGGTCCAGGGTTCATCTATCTCTTCCGTTGAGATTCTTGAGTCACCTAAGGGTATCTCTGAAGTAGAGTCTGAGATATACGCTATCAACAATAGCAATGGTGTTGGTATTAACAGCATCTTCTCCTCACCAGCGGGTATCGTTACTTGCGTATTATCAACTCCTGTAAGCGGTTTCACAACTGCTACAGCACCATTTGCCGTTGGTGACTTTGTATTTGCAGAATCTATTTCACTAGCATCGACTACTGGAACTGGTTTTAACTCAGCAGACTACGCTTACAACTTCTTTAAAGTAACTGCTTACAGAAATACAAACCCAGCAGAAGTTGAGTTTGATATCTCACCATATGCTACTAATGCTGGTGTAGCAGATACATCCCAGAACTCATTCGCGTTCCTGGTCAATAAGAATAACTATCCAGTATTTAATGTAACTCAAGAAGCAAGTGCTTTCATCATCGGTGAAACACTATTCACCAAGTCTGGAACAACTTATACCGAAAGAGATCTTGTCATCACCGATAACCTGAATGACTCTATCAAGGTATATGGAACTTATACTTTGAGTGAGAATCAAGTTATAGTTGGTAAGGACTCTGGCACTGTAGCAACTATTAAGTCCATTACAGAAAACAAGGGTATATTTAAGGTAAACTATGGTCTAGAAACTGACTATGGTTGGGCAACTGATACTGGTAAGTTGGATGAGGACTATCAAGTTCTTCCAGATAATGACTATTATCAGAATCTTTCCTATTCTATTAAGAGTCCTATCGAATATGAAGACTGGGTTGATCCAGTTAACAGACTTCTACACTCTTCTGGTCTTAAGAACTTTGCTGATACTGGAATTACCAGTGAGGGTAAGGTATCTGTTGCCACGAGCACAACTTCGACCAGTACCGCACTCATTGACCTAATCAGTGAAAGAAGAGTAGATACTGTCAACTTCTTCGACTTTGGTATTGATGTTGATGTTACTTCCAATAAGTCCAAGTTTGTAAAACTGCAAAATACCAAACTAGCAGACTATATTGAGTGTAGAACAAACCGTGTTCTAACTATTGACAACTTTAATGATCAGTTCTCTAATTCTGAGGACGCAAATACAACCTTGTACAGAGACATTGATAGTTTCATTGCTAATGATGGATATAGCAGATACTTTGTTCAGATAATCAATCCAAACAATAATAATAGACAAGCAACCGAACTTATAGTTCTCAACACTCCAAGTGATGAACTGATAACGGTAGAAAAGGGATCTATCTACAATAGTGCCGATCAACTTGCTGACCTTCAGGCAATCAAGGATTCATTTGGTAATGTTAAGTTGAGATTCACTCCTGCCGATCCATATAACTCTGACTATGATGTTAAGTTTATTAAGAATAACTTTAACACTACCCTAACAGGCATCAATACTCAGTCTGTTGGTTTCATTAACCTGATTGGTTCCAATATTACCGTTGGTTCTGGAAATACTTCTACAGTTTATGAAGCAACTACGGTGACAACTGAGTCTGTATTTGCTATCGTCGAACTAACCGACACGATAACCAAAGATAAGACTGTGGTTGATATGTTCATCGACCACGATGGAACCGATACTTACAAGTCAGACTTCTTCTTCGATAACAATGTTGGTTCTCAAATCTCCAATAACTTCATTGGAACATTTATCAGCAACATAAGTTCTGGTGTTCTTTCACTCAAGTTTGAGAATACTGAGTCTAATGATGTACTTGTTAGATCAAGAGTTGTTGGTTTCGGTACAACTGCTGCTGGCATTGGAACTCATATCTTTAAGGCATCTGGACAACCAGACGTTGCCGTAAGAGAAGGTAGACTTGAGGCAAACTACTCAATATTCTCTGGTACTGGCATTTCCACAGTACTGACTTATCTGAGGTCTGATGTTACTACTGTGAAGTCAACCGCCAGAGTTTCATATGGAAACACTTCGGCACTACATCAGGTATTGTTTAACCACAATAACAACAATGCCTTCACGATGCAGTATCCATTCATTTCCATCGGAAGCACATCTGGTATTGGTACTTTTGGTTCTAAAGTTTCTGGAAGCAACCTAGATCTGGTATTCTATCCAGACTCTAATATCAATAACGATATTACCGTTCAATTGTATAGTGAAGTCATCCAGACTGAAAAGGATCTTCTCAATATTCCTGCCGTTCTCTCTTATGGAACTGTAAATGAGAAACTAGTTACCGCACAGTTTGACTCTATTAATGGAGATAGAACAAACAAGTTTGACTTTGAGCTGAAGCACAATGGAACTCCTATCTTTGAGAAGCAGTTTAACCCTGACATCTCAACGGTAGTCAATCTTGGCACTGGCGTATTCACTATTAGTGATCACTTCTTCAGCACTGGAGAAAGACTAATATACAACCCAAGAACAACATTTGTTGGTGGGGCATATACCTCAATGGTAATGTCTGATACAAATGTTCTTCCAACGGATGTTTATGCTATCAAGATCAATAATAATGAGTTTAAACTTGCTACAAGTCGGGCAAACGCAAATGCTGGAACTGCGGTAACATTCAGTTCTGCTGGAAGTGGTAATGGACACACTCTCGAAATGTTTAAGAAACTAGAGAAGTCTCTTATCACTATTGATGGTGTTGGAAGAGCTCCTCTGGCATATACCCCAGTTAATCACACTCTAAGTGACAATGGTGGTTCTATCTCTGTTGGAGCAACATACTTTGGTGTCTCTGGTATTTCTTCCATCATCCCTGGCGATGTTCTCAAGATTGATAATGAATATATGAAAGTTGATGCTGTTGGACTTGGAACAACAACTATTGGACCTATCACTGGTTCTGGTTCTTTTAATGTTGTCAAGACTGAAAGAGGTTTCGTTGGAACTCTAGCAACAACCCACACTGATGGAGCAACTCTCAGACTCTATCAGGGTTCTTACAACATGACAAGAAGTCAGATTCACTTCACTGAAGCACCTAGAGGCAATACTCAAGAGTTGGTCGATGAAAGTAACATTCCTTATACTAAGTCTACGTTCGGAGGAAGAGTCTATCTCAGACAAGACTACTCTACGAACCAAATTTATGATAACATCACGAGACAGTTCACTGGTATTGGTGCTACTTACAGACTAACTGTTGGTGGAGCAAATACAACTGGTATTGAGACTGGTAGTGGACTGGTATTCATCAATAACATGTTCCAAACCCCAACAACATCAAATAACGTTGGTGGTAACTATAGTTTCATCGAAAATGCTGGTATTTCTAGTGTAGTGTTCACTGGAGTCAATAATGCCACCTTTATCTCCGACTACGATGTAAACCAGAACCTACTGCCAAGAGGTGGTTTGATCGTTTCCCTTGGTTCTACTCAAGGTCTTGGTTTTGCTCCTCTGGTTGGTGCTTCTGTAACAGCATTTGTTTCTGGTGGAGTTATTCAGTCAGTTGGTCTCGGTTCTACTGACATTGTTGGTTCTGGATACCGTGGAACAGTTTCTATTGGAGTAACCGATCCAAACCATTCTGGAAACGCAGCAACCATCACTGCTACTGTTGGTGCTGGTGGAACACTATCCTTCACTGTAAGTGATGGTGGTTCTGGTTATAGTTCTAACCCTGTCATCGAAATACCTGAACCAAACTACGAAAATCTATCAGTCGTTGGCGTTTCTCGCCTTGGTATTGGAGCAACTACTGACACTGGAAGTGGTCTGCTTCTCAACGTAGAAGTTGGCGCTGCTACAACCAATGTTGGCATCGGTTCTACACTCTTCGAAGTAACCAACTTTAAGATCACAAGACCTGGTTGGGGATTCAGAAAGGGTGATAAGTTTAAACCAGTTGGTTTGGTAACTGCCAGACACCTGGCAGCACCTATCAATGACTTCGAAATCGAAGTTCTTGAGGTATTCGACGACAACTTTGCTGCTTGGCAGTTTGGTCAACTCGATTACATCGACTCTATCGCAAGTCTACAAAATGGAACCAGAAAGAGATTCCCACTCAACTATAACGGTGAACTGGTAAGTTTTGAGACAGATCCAGACAATGTTGATTCTGCTGCTATTGATCTTGAGTCACTCCTCCTCATCTATGTAAATGGTGTTCTCCAGGATCCAAACATCCATTATAACTTCGAAGGTGGAACTTCTATCACCTTCACTACAGCACCTACATCAAATGATAACATTGATATCTTCTTCTACATGGGAACTCGTGACGTTGATAGCATAATCGTTGATATCAATGAAACTATCAAGGTTGGTGATATCATCCAACTCCAGAAGACTGAGAACAGTCTCCTTCAGGATCCAAGAACTATCTACAATATTAATGCTTCAGACAAAGTTGAGACTAACATTTACAGTGGTCTGGGCATTGATGATGCCAACTACAAACCATTCAGTTGGACAAAACAAAAGGTAGATAAGAACCTTGGTGGAGAACTCATCTACAAGTCTAGAGATTCTATCGAGTCTCAAGTTTATCCAACAGCAAAGATCATTGGTGACCTATCGACTTCAGCAACTGAAATATTCGTAGATGACGCACAGTTCTTTAACTATGAAGAAAATGAGTCTTCTATTAATATCACCAGTGTAAATGGTCTTATTGTCAATACAACGACAGACCCTGTTGCTGCTGCGATAACCGCAGTTGTCTCTGCTGCTGGAACTATCAGTTCCTTCACTATCACCAGTGGTGGTTCTGGTTATGTTGGTGCCTCAACTGATGTTAAGATCTCTGCTCCTAAGGCAGTTGGAGTTGGCGTAGGAACAACTGCTACCGCCACCGCAACTATTACAAACGGTTCTATTTCTGCTCTCAGCATCACAAATGCTGGTTTTGGTTATACCCATACTGCTCCACCACAAGTTCTCACCTCATTCCCCAAAGTTTCTGTTGAGAATCTTTCTGGTATTACTGCTGTTGCTGGTTTTGCTGGAACAGTCACAGGAATTGGAACAACCGTTGGAACTGGTGGAAATGCTCTCGCACTCAAGTTTACTCTGAATGCTTCATCGTTCACTGGTCTTCAGGCAGGATATCCAATCTATGTCTTTAACACAAGCATTGGTTCTGGAGTAACTTCTATCAATGGTTCTGACTCTTCTGTTGTTGGTATTGGAACATCATTCCTAGATAACGTTTATATTATCAACGACTTCCATTCATCATCAACCACTGGTGTTGCTACTTGTAACATCCTCTCTACAACATCTGTTGCTGGTCTTTCGACTTCTGGAAGCGCAACTGACCCACGCGGATACTTCTCTTGGGGTAGACTTTCTGGGTTCTCAAGGTCATCTTCACCTGTTTCTATCGCAGTTACAGGTCTGACTGTTGACTCTGGACTCTCTACATTCCCAACTATCCAACGACGTGGTTACGGATTAAGAGATGGTGGTGCCCTGAGGAAGGATCTAGGATAGTTATAAATATAGAAAAAAGCTATTACGATGGCGGCAATTGTAACAGATCAGTTTAGAATATTAAACGCGGGAAATTTTGTAGATTCCGTCACCAATTCTTCTAACTCATATTATGTCTTCGTAGGTCTTTCCAACCCAGCAGTTGTTGGGTATGGAAGGACTACTGATTGGGATACCAATACACCGAATCCCACTGATAACTTCGATTATCAGAATTTTATTGGTGATAATATGTCTTTCGGCAAGAAGGTAACTTCTGCCAATGTTAGAAGACTTATTAGAAGGATTGACTGGGCGAGAGGAACGAAATATGAAATGTATCGTCATGACTATAGTTTGACAAATCTTTCACCAACTACAAAGTCGTCAAGACTTTATGATTCAAACTATTATGTGATGAATAGTGAGTATAAAGTCTATATTTGTATTGATAATGGTTCTTCTGGAATCAACACTTCTGGAAATGCGTCTCTTGACGAACCAACATTCACTGACCTAGAACCTTCTAAGGCAGGTGTTAGTGGTGATGGATATCTGTGGAAGTATCTTTATACCGTTTCCCCAAGCGATATCATCAAGTTTGACTCCACTGAATATATTTCTCTACCTAGTGACTGGGCAACTTCCACTAACGCTCAGATTTCTGCTGTAAGAAATAATGGTGACTCAGACACGAACGAAAACCAGATAAAGAAAGTTTATATTGACTTACAAGGTCTTGGATATTCCCAAGGTTCTCATGAACTGAACATTTTGGGTGATGGAAGTGGTGGAAAAGTTATTGTAGATGTTGATGCTAACGGAAAGGTAACAAATACAGTTGTTTCTTCTGGTGGTAAAGACTATACCTACGGTATGGTTGACTTGGGTTCTATTAACGCAAGTTCATCAACTAAGGCAAAACTTATCCCCATCATCCCACCATCAAAGGGACATGGATATGACATTTACAAAGAACTTGGTGCCGACAAGGTTCTAGTTTATGCCAGATTCGATGACTCGACTAGAGACTTCCCAACTGACGTTACATTTGGTCAGATAGGTATCGTAAAGAACCCAACATCTATTGGGTCAACTAACGTATTTACTGAAAACCAGTTCTCTTCTCTTGGTGCTATTAAGTTCTCATCTGTTACTGGAACAGTTTCAGTTGGAACTAAGATTAGTCAGGCAGTTACTGGTGGCACTGCCAAGGGATATGTTGCTTCATATGACACTGAAACTAAGGTTCTAAAGTATTTCCAAGATAGAAATTCATTCCTGAACCAAACATTTTTTGATGCTACTGACTACGTTGGTGTTTCGACAAACGCTAAACTTTATAACTTTGCCTCAAACGCAAATGCTGTAACATCGACTGGAGGTTTCTCTGGTTCTGTTGATACTGGGTTTACTGGTATTAGCACCAACCCAACTGGAACAAAACTCATCTCACTTGGGACTCAGTTTACAAACGGGGTTGCCAATCCTGAGATAAATAAAGGGTCAGGGGATATTGTTTACATCGACAATCGTCCCGCTATCTCCAGAAATTCTAGACAAAAAGAAGACGTTAAAATTATCCTGGAATTCTAAAAAATGCCACAGAAAACGAATCTCAATATAAACCCTTACTATGATGACTTTGATAAGGATAGTAACTTTTACAGGGTTTTATTTAAACCAGGGTATCCAATCCAGGCGAGAGAACTAACAACTCTCCAGTCTATCTTACAGAATCAGATAGAGTCGTTTGGAAGTCATATCTTTAAGGAAGGTTCTATGGTTATCCCTGGAGGGGTAACCTTTGATGCTAATTACAACTCAGTAAGACTCAATGCCGACCATTTAGGCATTGATGTTAACATTTATGCCAATAACTTAGTCGGCAAGAAACTGAGGGGTCAAACGTCCGGTGTTGTGGCAACCGTAGACAAGTGGCTCGATGTTTCTGAGTCTGAGGGTATTACTAACCTAACTCTATTTGTCAGATACTTAGACGCCAATGATGCTGGTGAAGTAGTTCCATTCACTGACGGTGAAGTTCTTATCACCGAAGAAGGTTTCACATACGGAAATACAACTGTAAACGCTGGAGAGACTGTAGCATCTCTTATTGATGAAGATGCTACTGCAGTAGGCACAGCAGTTGGTCTTGCCAATGGTGTTTACTTCATCAGAGGAACTTTTGTAGACGTAGAAAAAGATAAAATTGTTCTTGATGCTTATAGAGCAGACTCATCATATAGAGTTGGTTTAACCATTCTTGAGGAAATTGTAACCGCCAAGGATGACACCTCACTGTATGATAATGCTAAAGGGTACTCAAACTACGCGGCACCTGGTGCTGATAGATTAAAGATCTCTCTAACACTTTCTAAGAAACTCCTAACAGACTTCGATGATAAGACTTTCGTAGAACTCATCAGAATTGAAAATGGTGAGATCAAGAAACTACAGAACAAGTCAAGTTATAATCTCATCAGAGACTACTTTGCTAAGAGAACTTTCGAAGAGTCTGGAGATTATGCTGTAGATGAGTTCAGTGTAGAAGTAAATGAGTCTCTGAACAACGGACTCTCAAATGGTGGTGTATATTCTGAAGGTCAAAGCACCGACCAAGGGAATACTCCTTCTGAAGATCTGATGACCGTTAAGGTATCTCCAGGAAGAGCATATGTAAAAGGATATGATATTGAGACTATCTCCACAACAAATTTAGATGTAGAAAAACCAAGAGATAAGAAGACTATCACTTCTTCTCTAGTTCCATTTGAATTTGGCACTCTAATGAGGGTCAATAATGTTCAGGGAACTCCTGTTCTTGGAGTTAATAACAATAATAATATCGTTAGACTACAGAACCAAAGAAGAGGTTCATCGTCTACTGCGGCAACTGGAACTGAAATTGGTAAAGCAAGAGTTTATTCCTTCAGTTTAACTGATGCTACTTACTCTAATGCTGCTTCTGACTGGGACTTGTATCTGTTTGATATTCAGACTTATACAAAGATTACCCTTAACCAGTCTGTAACAACGACACAGGTTCCTGCTAGTTCTTATATTAAAGGTGTAAGTAGCGGTGCTACTGGTTATGTTGAGACTGCTCCTGGTGGAAGCACTATACTCAACCTTATCCAAACATCTGGAACGTTTATCGAAGGTGAACAAATTCTAATCAACGGAACCAGTGAGGTTTCTAGATCTATTAGAGTAGTTCAGACTTTTGGTATTGAGGATGTTAAGTCTATCTACCAGAACTCGGACTCTATTGACTCAGACATGAGTCTAGACTTTATTGCCGACTCAGTTCTCCAAAGAAAACTTCCTAAGAACTTTGGTATTGCCGATACTATTAGAATTACCACAGGTGGTAATGTAACTTGTCCAGGTAAAAACTTTGTTGGTATCAAGAGTGATACTATCATCAGATATCAGATACCAGGAACGGCTGATGAAACCTTTAACAGAGTTGTTAGTGTAAACCCAGACAACAGTATGACTGTTGCCCAGGTTGAGGATGTTAGTGGTGTATGTGATGGTGGACTTCCAGGAAGCACTGCTGATGTAACATTTACTATTGCTACTCCTTTAGTAGAAGACAATGGTGGATTGTTTGCTCCACTCGAAGAAGAGAACATTGCTTCAGTAAGTCTTGCTGGTTCTAACCTTTTAGTGTCCAACCAACTTAAGCAACAGACAACAAGTGCTACTGGTTCTCTCACGATTAACGTTTCATCTACAGGTATTAGTAGTGCCTTCTTTGAGACGTTTGATGCCGAAAGATATGGTGTCTTCTATTCTGATGGAACTGTCGAAGATCTAACTTCAGACCAAGTTACACTTGGTTCTAATGGTCAAACTATCACTTTCAGTGGTCTAACTGCTTCCCAGTCAGGAAATGTTACGGTTAATACCACTGTTAAGAAGAACTCTATCACAAGTAAGACCAAGAACTTCACCAGAAGTGAAAAAGTCAATATCACAAAGACTATTTCTGGCGTATCTACTGCCATTAGTGGTCTAACTGAAAGTGCTTACTATGGCACAAGAGTCCAGGATAAGGAAATTTGCCTCAACTTCCCAGATGTTGTAGAAGTTCTAGCAGTCTATGAGTCTTATGACACGTCTGCTCCAACTCTTGACTCTATTGAGTTCCCTTCGGGTCTAGCACTTAATACCAACTCAGTTCTTGGTGAGAGAGTTGTTGGTTCTACTAGCGGTGCTATTGCCCAGGTCGTAACAAGATCTTCTGCTACTAAGGTTGAGATTGTTTACCTCAACTCAAACAAGTTTGTTGTTGGTGAAGTTGCCACCTTTGGTGAGTCTAATATCATCTCCACTGTCCAGGCAGTAAATGAAGGAAACTATCAAGACATTACCAACAAATATACTCTTGACAAGGGTGTTAGAGATCAGTTCTACGATTACGGCAGAATTGTTAGAGCAAAAGATAACTATGTCCCATCACATAGACTTACTATCATCTTTAACCACTATACAGTTCCTTCCAATGATGTTGGAAACCTGTATACTGTAAACTCATACAATGCTGAAAGATATAAGACTGATATTCCATTGATGAGTGATGGAAGAAGAGCAACAGATACTCTTGACTTTAGACCAAGAGTTGCTCAGTTCACATCAACAACAGCATCACCATTTGACTTTGCCAGCAGAACATTCGCTACTGCTGGTGTTAACCCAACTCTGGTTGTTGCTCCAAATGAGAGTTCACTCATTGGATATGAGTTCTATCTACCAAGAATTGACAAGGTAGTTCTGAACAAAGAGGGTGCTTTCAGTGTTATTAAAGGAGCATCTGCTGAGAATCCAAAAGCACCATCAAATAGTGATGATGCGATGGAGATTGGAACTATTTCTCTACCAGCATATCTCTATGACACCAGTGACGCTGTAGTCACTGTGGTTGATAATAGAAGATATACGATGAGAGATATTGGAAAGATTGAAGATAGAGTTGAGAACTTAGAAACTGTAACTTCACTTTCACTTCTCGAACTCAACACTAAAACACTACAAGTCAGAGATGTTGATGGTCTTGACAGATTCAAGTCTGGTTTCTTTGTAGATGACTTTAAAGATAACCAAAGACTGGATAGAGCACAGACAACAGCGGATATTGATACTTCAGATAACGAACTTATCACACCTGTTGACTTCCACTCACTGTCACCTCAACCAGCACTTGATCCATCAATCAACTTAGAAACTGCTAACTTTAGTGAGAATCTAGGTCTTCTTGACTCCAATGTCCAAAAGACTGGTGACTTGATCACACTCAAGTATACTGAAAAGTCCTGGATTGAACAACCACTAGCGACAAGAGTTGAGAATGTAAACCCATTTAATGTTATTGAGTTTAATGGTGCTATCGAACTAAGTCCAAAGACTGATAGTTGGACAAGAACCATTGTCAGAGATGGTGGAACTAGAACCGTTGGTGGTTCTGGTGGTGCTACTAGAGTTGTTGGAACAAGAACTGTTCTTGCTTCATCTACAGCAGATCCACATATCCGCTCAAGAAACGTATTGTTTAAGGCTATTGGTCTAAGACCTCTAGCAAGACACTATCACTTCTTCGACAGCACCAGCGGTTTGGATATCGTTCCAAAACTTATCGAAATCACCATGACATCTGGTGTATTCCAGGTTGGTGAAACTGTGAGAGGATATGTTGGAGGAACGAACCTGTTCACATGTAGAGTTGTCCAACCAAACCACAAGACTGGTCCTGGTGGAAACCCAACAACTACATTTAGTCTGAACCCATATAATAAGTCTATCACACTGCCAGTTTCCTACTCCGCATCATCAACAGTTCTAAACGTTGATGTTGAGGCACTTCAGGAAGAAGTTCTTGGTAAGTATAATGGATACTTGACTACTGGAATGGTTCTCCTGGGAGAAACAAGTGGTGCTCAGGCATCTGTTGCTAATATCAGACTGGTTGCCGATACCTTCGGTGACATCTACGGTTCGATGTTCTTCAGAAACCCACTGGCATCACCACCACCTCCACTGAGATTTACCACTGGAACTAAGACTTTCAGACTGACCTCAAGTGCTACCAACGAAGAGCAACTTCCAGGAAGCACACTTATCAGTAGTGCTGAGACAAACTACACAACCACTGGTAGAATCAACATCTTTGAGAGAGTTACTGAAGTCGAAAGATATGACCCATTAGCCCAGTCGTTCACAGTTGATGAAACTGGTGCGTTCATGACTGGTATTGATGTATTCTTTGCCAATAAAGATGAGAGTGAAAAACTGTTCGTCGAACTCAGAACTGTTGAGCTTGGTATTCCTACCAAGAACCTTGTAACAGAGTACTCAAGAGTTACTCTCGACCCATCAGAGATTCAGACCTCAAGAGATGCTTCTGTAGCAACCAACATTAAGTTCCCATCACCAGTTTATCTGGAAGCAGATACTGAGTATGCTGTAGTTCTACTTTCACCATATTCCGATCTTTATGAAGTCTGGATTGCCAGAATGGGTGAAAAGACCGTAAATACTTCTACTCTACCTGATGCTGAAAGCGTTATCGCTACTAAGCAATATGTTGGAGGAAGTCTCTTTAAGTCTCAAAATGGTACTATTTGGACTGCTAACCAGTTCGAAGATCTTAAGTTTAAACTTTACAAGGCGAGCTTCACCACAACTCCTGGTGTAGCATACTTCTACAACCCATCACTGGGAACTAGAGATACAAACGTTGGTCAACTCAACGAAAACTCTATCAAGACTTTACCAAGAAAACTGAAGGTTGGTATCACAACCACCACTGCCATGGATACTATCCTTGGTATTGGTAGAAAGGTTAGTGACAGCACATCTGCTTCTGCTATCTCTGGATATATTGAGCAAGTTGGTGGTCAGTTAGATACCTCATTTACCAACAGAGTTGGTGCTGGATACAGTGATGGAACATTTACAGATGTTTCATTCTACAGTATCACAGGTAATGGTAGCGGTGCTACTGGTATTGTTACCTTCGCTAGTGGTGTTGTTTCTGGAAACCCAGCAATCACCCTTGCTGGAAATGGATATGTTGTTGGAGACATTCTTGGTATTACTACCTCAGATGTTGCCAAAGGTAAGAACGCTCAGATTTCCGTCAACTCTATTGGTGGAAAAGACACTCTATTCCTCACAAATGTACAAGGTGAAGAGTTCACTGCTGGTCAGGACTTAATCGTTTATAGTGATACAAATACCGCTGTTGCTTATGCCAACACCGATATTCGCAACTCTGCTGTTATCAGCAACCTTTATGATGGAAGAGTTATTGAGGTTACTCAACCAAACCATGGTATGCACGCTGACAACAACGTTGTTGTCTTGGCAGACTTGGAACCAGACACTATCCCAACAACTCTAAATGCGGAACTTGGTATCAGTGATACAACCATCTCTGTTGGTAATACCTCACTCTTCGCAACCTTTGAGGGTATATCAACTTCTCAGGGTTACCTGAAAGTTAATAATGAAATTATCTTCTATAATGCTATAACTGCTGGTGGCGGTGGCGCTGGAACTCTTGGCATTGGAACCAGAGGTATTGACAGTTCACTGACAAGGAAGCATAATATCAATGATAAGGTTTATCCTTATGAGTTAAATGGTATTTCGCTAACCAGAATCAACACACAACATAATCTACCATCAGACACTGCTCTCAAGAATAAGAGAGACTTTGATACATATCACCTACAAATTAGTCGCGGTTCTAGAACTTCTGGTGACAACCAGTTGAGCTTCACCGATGAAAATACTGTTGGTGGCAATGGTGCTTCAGCATCCAAGAATATTCAGTTTAATAGAGTTGACCCACAGTTTAGTGTTCTAACTCCAGGCGAAAGCACTTCACTCTCCGCTCAAATAAGAACTGTTTCTGGAACAAGTGCTGGTGGTTCTGAAGTTTCCTTCATTGACCAAGGTTATGAAACTGTCGAACTGAACAATGTAAACGAACTAACCACATCAAGACTTGTAGCATCCCAAATTAACGAGACTACAAGACTAACATCTCTACCTAAGAACAAGTCATTCACACTTGGTCTAACAATGGGTACAGGAGATCCAAACCTGTCACCTGCTGTTAACGTTTCTACAGCATCTGTAGTATTCGGTAGAAATAGACTCAACAACCCAGTAAGTGACTATGCTTACGACGGTAGAGTCAACTTAGTCCAAGAAGATCCTCACAGTGCCGTCTATGCGACTGGCATTGTTAGACTACAACAACCAGCAACTTCACTTAAGGTTCTGGTTTCATCCTATCGCCACTCATCTGCCGACTTTAGAGTTCTTTATCAACTCTTTAGAGCAGACTCTAATGGAGTTGAGCAGGCATATGAGTTGTTCCCTGGTTACGACAACCTCACCGATACTAATGGTGATGGTTATGGTGATAAGGTTATCGATTCTACATTAAATAATGGTAGAGCGGACGCATTTGTACGCTCAAGTAATGATGGAGAGTTCCTTGAGTATCAGTTTAGTGCCGATGAACTTGAGCAGTTTAATGCCTTCAGAGTTAAGATCGTAATGAGTGGAACAAATGAAGCAAGAGCTCCAAGATTCAAGGATCTGAGAACTATTGCCCTAGCATAATATGAAGAGAGTTGAGGGTCATAAGCACCTGTTTCGTGAAGACTCAGGTGCTATTGTAAATACTGATACTGCGGAGTATTTACAATATGTTAAATTGAGAGCAGAGAAGAAAAAACAAAGAGAGGAAATCGACCAGATAAAAACCGATATTAGTGAAATCAAATCCCTACTTATGGAGATCATCAATGGACCCCGACAAAATTCAACTAGAGTCGATGAATAAAATGTTTGAGTACGAAAAGTACTCTCGACTTATTGACGAATTGGACGTTGATGAATTAAAAAACTTCGCCAAGTCTTACTTTAAACTTTATCTGAAACAGCAAGAAGTTATCAAGAACTTTGCTATCTCTGGTTTAGCATAAATACTTCTAAAGACCACTTGAAAAATGGCAGTATACGTCAGTAATATTCAAATTAATGCTGGGACTGACTTCAGTCAGGTGTTTACTTTAGAAGATAGTGCTACAAACTCAGCGTTAAACTTGACAAGTTATGGAGTCAAGTCTGAGATGAGAAAGCACGCAAGTGCTACTGGTGTGACTACTTTTACATCTTCCATTTTTAATGCTAGTGCTGGACAGATCAAAATTGGTCTATCAACATCACAAACAGCAGCATTGAAAGAAGGACGTTATGTATATGATGTAGTTATTACAGACACTTCATCTACTATGACTAGAGTTGTTGAAGGAATGGCACTAGTAAGGGCAGGAGTAACCAAGTTCTAATGGCAATTAGAGTAAAAACTAACAACAACACAACAACAGTAAGAGTTGGACAGCAAAATGCTATCAAAGTTGTATTAGTACACTCGATCAAATGAGTAGTATTGGTGATGTTAATATTACAGGTAGAGGGATTAATACTTTTCTGATGTATGATGGGTCGGAATATGTACATGTACCAGCATCCCAGATATTGGATCTTGGTGATGGAGTAACTTGAGATTGGAGCACTGACCATAACTGACTGCCAAGGTATAAGTCAGTCAGTTATCACATGCAGTGGATCTACAAGAACGTTAGAAAATATAACCGTAGATGGTGGTTCCTTCTAGTATTAACTAGACATTATAAATACAGGTGGGCATTGTCCCACCTTTTTTTGTATCAACTATGAATGAAACTGATTATAGAAGTCTGATTCTTGTATATCAACAAAAGTCATCAGATCTGTTTTCTCAGACTGTTGCTTTAGAAGCGAAAGTTATGGTTGCTAACCAAACTATTGAGGCTCTCAAAAATAAAAACGCAGAGCAAGAGGACGAGTTGAGTAAATTAAAATTAAGAAAAAAACCTACACAAAAGACGGATAATTTATCTGCTGAGGAATTCTAATGGCAAAACCATCAACACGCCAAGGGCTTATTGATTACTGTAAGAGGCGTTTGGGTGCTCCAGTCCTGGAGATCAACGTTGATGATGATCAAATTGACGACCTGGTTGATGATGCTCTTCAGTACTTCCAAGAGCGTCATTTTGATGGTGTTGAAAGAATGTACCTGAAGTACAGGTTTACTCAGGCGGACTTAGATAGAGGAAGAGCATCAAACGAAAGTGGTAGCACAAATACAGCAGGTATCGTAACTACCAGCGCCACTTCAACATCCATTAGTGGATATGGCACAACCACTTCAAACTACTACGAAACTTCCAACTTTATTCAGGTTCCAGACTCAGTTATCGGAATTGAAAGAATTTTTAAGTTTGATACTAGTTCCATTTCTGGTGGAATGTTCAGTATTAAGTACCAACTGTTTTTGAACGACCTCTACTACTTCAACTCAGTTGAACTTCTTCAGTATGCTATGACTAAGACATACTTAGAAGACATTGACTTCTTACTAACCCCCGACAAACAAATAAGATATAACAAGAGACAAGATAGGTTGTATCTTGATGTTGACTGGCAAAGCATGTCTGAGAATGACTACATTGTTATTGACTGCCACAGAATATTAGACCCAGCAACATATAGTGGTGTATACAATGATAGTTTCTTGAAGAGATATCTAACAGCACTTATTAAGCGTCAATGGGGTCAAAACCTCATTAAGTTTAATGGTGTCAAACTACCAGGTGGCATTGAGCTCAATGGTAGACAACTATATGATGATGCTGAAAGAGAACTAGCAGAAATACAGTCCAGAATGTCAATGGATTATGAACTACCACCTCTAGACTTTATTGGATAATGGCACTTAATCCCTTCTTTCTACAGGGCTCTTCTGGAGAGCAAAACCTAGTTCAAGAGTTGATCAATGAGCAACTCAAGATATATGGCATAGAAGTTTTGTATATACCCAGAAAGTTTGTCAGAAAACAAACTATTATTGAGGAAATACAGTCATCCAAGTTTGATGATAACTTCTTACTCGAAGCATATCTCAATAACTATGAAGGTTATAGTGGTGCTGGCGACATTATGACCAAGTTTGGAGTTAGTGTTAGGGATGAAGTTTCTCTAGTCATATCAAGAGAAAGATTTGAAGACTTCATTTCTCCATTTTTAGAAGGTGTTGATGATTCAGAAATTGAAGTCTATGATAGACCAAGAGAAGGAGATTTGGTTTATTTTCCATTAGGTAAAAGACTTTTCGAAGTAAAGTTCGTTGAGCATGAAAAACCTTTTTATCAGTTAGGTAAAAACTACGTTTACGAACTTCAATGTGAACTCTTCGAATATGAGGATGAAGTATTCGATACTTCCATTGATGAGGTTGATAAAGTTCTTGATGACCAGGGTTATATTGTTGACCTGACAATGTTCTCAAGTGGAACTAGAGCAACAGCAACTGCTACCGTTGGAACTGGTTTTATCCAGTCAATCACACTGAATAATGATGGTTCTGGTTTTACCAGCACACCAACAGTTGCTATTACAACAGCACCTTCTGGTGGAACTGATGCTCAAGCAGTTGCTATTACCACAACCAGAAATAACATAACTTCTATTAAAGAAATTCGTCTTGTCCATGCTGGTGCTGGATATACTGTAGCACCAACTATAACTATCACTGGTGGTGGTGGAACTGGTGCTGCTGCTACTTGCGGTATTCAGACCGATAAGAAGGGTGTTATTAAGATTGTTGTTACCAATGGTGGTGCTGGATACTCGACAGCACCAAACGTAACATTTACTCTACCTTCACTATCACCTCAACTACCCGCTTCTGCTATAGCAACTGTAAGTGCTGCCGGTACTATCAGTGCTATCAACATCACAGATGCTGGGGCAGGTTTCTTCTCAGCACCAACAGTCACAGTCGCAACTGCTGCTACAACTGGTATTGGAACATACTGGTTCAACGAAGTTGTTACTGGTTCCAGATCTGGAGCAACAGCAAGAGTCAAGAACTGGGATACGGATACTAATATCCTCAGAGTTGGTATTACATCTGGTGGTTTCTATCCTGGAGAAATTATCACTGGTGCTAGGTCTGGTGCTGCTTATGAAATCAATGTGTCCGCTGCGAACACTGTAACAGATAAATATAGACAAAATGAGGAGTTTGAAGTTCAAGCAGATAGAATTCTTGACTTCACAGAATCTAATCCCTTTGGTACTTACTAATGTTAGGAACTTATTACTACCACGAAATTATTCGTAAAACTATTATTGCCTTTGGCACATTGTTCAATGACTTGGACATTCACCATAAGGATGGTAGTGGAAATACCAATAGTGTTATTAAAGTTCCTTTGGCGTATGGTCCTGCCCAGAAGTTTCTAGCAAGACTTGAGCAGCAAGCAAACCTTGATAAACCTGTTCAGATCACTCTTCCCAGAATGTCATTTGAGATGACTTCTATTGAGTATGATGCTTCCAGAAAGACTGGTATTACTCAGACATTCCGTGCTGTTGACAATAACGACAGAATGAAAAAGGTTTTCATGCCTGTCCCATATAACATTGGTTTTGAGTTAAGTATATTCTGTAAACTAAATGACGATGCTCTACAGATAGTTGAGCAGATTCTACCTTATTTCCAACCAGCATTCAATCTAACTATAGACTTAGTAGACTCAATTGGAGAAAAGAGAGATATTCCAGTTGTTCTGAACAGTGTCGGAATGCAGGATGACTATGAAGGAGATTTTTCCACAAGACGAGCATTAATATATACTTTACAGTTTACCGCTAAGACTTATCTCTTCGGTCCTGTTGCTGATAACCCAGAAGGTCTAATCCGTAAGGTTATTGTTGATATGTACGCAGATACCAACACACAAACTGCGAAGAGAGAAGTTAGATACACTGCGGTCCCAGACCCAATTGATGCTAACCCTGGTGATGACTTTGGATTTACTGAGACTTGGGAATACTTAGGAGACTCTAAAGAATATAGTCCCACACAACAAACTGATATCTAATACTTATGTCCGAATTTGATTCTATTGATGATGCTCTAAATGTTGAGAGCAGCATTGTTGAGGTTGATGATGCTCCTAAGAGTATTACAAAACCTGAGCAGAAGACTGACATCTCAAAAGACTATGAATATACAAGAGCAAACTTATATTCATTGATTGAGAAGGGTCAGGAAGCAATCAATGGAATCATGGAACTTGCCGGTGAAGGTGGAAGTCCAAGAGCATATGAAGTTGCTGGTCAGTTAATTAAGAGTGTTGCTGATACAACTGATAAGTTGATTGACTTACAGAAGAAACTGAAAGATGTTGAAGAAGATGTTGGAAACAATAAAGGACCAAATACCGTTACCAATAACGCAGTATTTGTTGGTTCCACATCAGAACTTCAGAAACTACTCAAGCAAGGTTTTCTAAATAATAATAACCCAGAAAAAAGTAAATGAAGAAGTGTAAGCAGGGTTATTATTACTGCTACGATGAGAAGAAGTGTAAGAAGATTCCTACAGGTTATCGTGTAGGACTGGGTGGATGGTTGCGTAAAGAAAAGGAAGAAGAAAAGTCTGAAGATAATGGTGAAACCGAAACCAAGAAAAATGGTAACGGTAGTAATGGAAATGGTGAAGCAGTGAGTGAAGGATGGTCTGAGAAATATAAGAAGTCTATTGACTGCAAAAATCCAAAAGGTTTTTCACAAAGAGCACACTGTCAAGGTAGAAAGAAAGTGAACGAAGCAAAAGAAAAGGGTGACCACGAAGTGTCGATGGCACAATCTCAGTTAAAGAAGTCTGAAGAAAATATCAGAAAACTGAGAAAGGCACTTGGCACTAAGGAAAAGAACATTCCTGCTTGGGTTCAGGCAAAGATTACTGATACCGAACACAATACTGATGCTGCTTCATCTTATATGGATGAGGGTAAGCGTGATGGTAAGTCTGCTAAAGATAAGGACTATTCACTTCGTGATTGGTTTAAAGGTGGTGGATGGGTTCAGGCAGGTGGCAAATATGATGGCAAACCATGCGCCAAGCAACCTGGTCAGAAAACCAAACCATTCTGCCGTGATGCTGATGATAGAGCAGCGATGAGTAAGGATGAGAGAGAAAAAAGAGCGAAGAAAAAGCGCAAGGAAGATCCAAACCCAAACAGAAAGGGTAAGGCAAAAATGGTAAGAGAACAAATTGATACAAGTGGTCAATCATTTAATAGAGTCTTTGTAAAAGCAGTTAAAAATGCTGGTGGTAAACCTGAAGATGTAATACCAAGTACAACAAAAAGTGCAAACTCAAAAATGAAAAAAGAATCTTATTCCGACTGGAGAGAAGAAATATCAGAAAGTAAACCATATCAACCTGGTGACACAATTCCAGATTCTGCAACAAAACCACAGATAAAGAAAAAACCAAAGTTTAGTGTAGATAAAACTGGTCTAGAAGGTCCAGAAAACCCACTTGGTGAGGAAACAAAAAAAGACGCTTGCTATAAGAAAGTAAAAGCAAGATATGATGTTTGGCCAAGTGCATATGCTTCTGGTGCTCTATCCAAGTGCCGCAAAGTTGGTGCTGCTAACTGGGGTAACAGCACAAAGAAAGAAGGTTATGAGTTCTCCAACTGGAGAGATGACTTTGTTCCAACCGAAATTGAAACCACGGACTTAATTACTCCAGACCCTATCCAAGTTCCACCATCAAACCTTCAGAAGATTGAAGAAAAATGCTGGGTTGGATATAAGCAACTAGGTATGAAAAAGAAGGGAAAGAAAATGGTTCCCAACTGTGTGAAAGAGGGTCAGTCAAACTGGAGAGAAGAACTTGCTGAAAGTGGTTATGATAGTACCCGTGGTAGGGGTGAGGGAAGATATCAACCAACCGAATATCTTAAAGTTGATCCAAAAAAGTATGCAGATGACATGAAATGGTGGAGAGAAAATTTAAAAAACGCACCACCAGTAAGACAGGCATCTACAAAGAAAACCACTCAGGTAGCACACTTCGAACCAGAAGGTGAACTTATTGAAGACTGGCAAAAAGAAAATCGTAAAGATAACACTGATGGTATGAGTCCTGAAGCAGTTAAGGCATATCGCCGTGAAAATCCAGAATCAAAGTTACAGACTGCTGTAACTGAAAAGAACCCAAAAGGAAAGAGAAAAGAGAGACGTAAGTCTTTCTGTGATCGCTCTGATGGTCAGAGAAAGATGCACAACATCGATTGCTCTAAGACCCCAGAGAAGAAAATCTGTAAAGCACGCAAACGCTGGAGATGCTAATGGACAACAATTTAAACGAAAACATTAATATTTCAGGTGACTTTAATGGCACCCTAAACTTTGGTGCGGTTCCTATTCAATCGGAATCGGTTAAAGAAAAGTTCTGTGCTGATATTATCTGGGAGGGAAAACTTTATAGAATGGATTTTTCTGCAGAGTCAAGAAATCTTCCATCTAAGAATACTCTGACACAAGATATTCAGGAGGAATATCCAGGTGCCATGGTTCACAATATCTATCCTGCAGGATATACCTCAAACAGAACTTATCAAGTCACAGGTCTAAAAAGATACCAACCAGAAAAACTAACTTGGACACAGGAATGAAATTATGGCTCAGTGGAATAAACAAACACAAGATTATCTAAACCAGGAGAGAACTCTCCATGAAGTTTTCATGTGTGCCGACAGATATGGCAACATTGGAAACTGTGGTGTTGCTGGTACTGGAGCTGTAGGAGGAGATGCTTTTGGGAGGATGAGAATATCTCAACCTCTTACTCTATTTGATAGTTCTCACAGATATAAAGACAATAATCTTTGGGATAATTTGATTGTAGGAACTGGTTCTACAGTTGGAATTGTAACTTCTCAAGGTTTAATCAATATCGGAATTGGAACTGAAAGTGGTGATTCAGTAATTAGAGAGACTACAAAAGTATTTTCATACCAACCAGGCAAATCCTTACTTACTTTAAATACATTTGTCCCAGAGCCACCAAAAGAAAATCTAAGACAGAGAATAGGATATTTTGGTGCTGATAATGGAATGTATTTTGAGATTGATGGAACAACAGCATATTTTGTTGAGAGAAGTTTATCTACTGGTACTGAAACAAGAGTAGCACAAGAAAATTGGAATGTTGATAAGTTAGATGGTACTGGAGTTTCTGGAATTACTTTAGATAAAACCAAAGCACAAATTCTTTGGATGGATATTGAGTGGTTAGGACTTGGTACAGTCAGAATGGGATTTGTAATTAATGGAGTAATGATTCATTGCCATTCATTCCACCACGCAAACTTAATTGAATCAACTTATATTACAACAGCATCACTTCCTCTAAGATATGAGATTACCAATACAGGTATTACCACAAGTAGCAGCACTCTCAAACAAGTTTGTTCTACTGTAATTTCCGAAGGTGGTTATGAGTTGCGTGGATTACAGCAAGCTGTAGGAACACCAATTACATCACCATATAGTATGTCCGTTGCTGGAACTTTTTATCCAGTAGTTAGTATAAGATTAAAATCATCTCCAGATCGTTTAGATGCTATTGTAATCATGACTGCTCTTTCTTTGATGGGTGTTAATAATGGAATTAATTACAATTGGCAGGTGAGAGCATCAGGAACTACTACTGGAGGAACCTGGGCAAGTGCTGGTAATGATAGTGCAGTTGAGTACAAACTGGACGGAACTGGCATAACTGGAGGTAGAATATTAGCATCTGGATTTTTTAATTCAGCAAATCAAGGTTCTCCATCAATTGATATTCTTAAGGAAGCACTATTCAAGTTCCAGTTAGAAAGAAATAGATTAACTGGAACTCCTCGTGAACTAACACTTGTTGTCGCAGCATCTCCAATATCAAGTAGTGAAGAAGTTTATGCTTCAATGGACTGGGAAGAAATTAGTAGGTAATTATTAATTGGAGATTTATTATGAGTGAAGTTTACTTAGGTAACCCAAACCTTAAGAAGGCAAATACACAAATTGAGTTTACAGAGGAGCAAATCCTTGAATTCTTGAAGTGTAAAGAAGACCCCGTATATTTTGCCAGAAACTATATCAAGATTGTGTCTCTTGACCATGGTCTAGTACCTTTCAGCATGTATCCGTTTCAGGAAAAACTTATCCAGAATTTCCATGATAACAGATTTAATATTTGTAAGATGCCACGTCAGACTGGTAAGTCTACTACTTGTGTATCATATCTTCTGCACTACGCTGTTTTTAACGATAATGTTAACATCGCCATCCTAGCAAACAAGGCGTCAACGGCAAGAGATCTTCTAGGTAGGTTACAACTTGCATACGAAAACTTGCCAAAGTGGATGCAACAGGGTATTATATCATGGAACAAAGGTAGTTTAGAACTCGAAAATGGCTCCAAGATTTCGTCTAACTCTACTTCTTCATCTGCTGTCCGAGGCGGATCCTATAATGTCATCTTTCTTGACGAGTTCGCGTTCATCCCGAATCACATTGCTGATGACTTCTTTGCCTCTGTTTATCCTACTATTTCTTCTGGACAGAGCACAAAGGTAATTATCGTTTCTACCCCTCGTGGTATGAACCACTTCTACCGCATGTGGCATGATGCGGAGAGAGGTAAGAATGAATATACTCCAACTGATGTTCATTGGTCCGAAGTTCCTGGTCGTGATGAGGCATGGAAGGAACAGACCATTGCCAACACTTCGGAGCAACAGTTTAAGGTTGAGTTTGAGTGTGAGTTCTTAGGTTCGGTAAACACTCTCATTAACCCAGCAAAACTTAGGAATCTTGTATACGAAAATCCAATACAAAGAAATGCCGGTTTAGACATTTATGAAAAGTGTAGAGAAGAACATAACTATTTGATAACAGTTGACGTTGCCCGTGGTTTAGGTAACGACTATTCTGCATTCATTGTTTTTGATATTACTCAGTTTCCATACAAGGTAGTAGCAAAGTATAGGAATAATGAAATTAAACCTATGCTATTCCCAAATATTATTCACGAGACTGCTAAGGGATATAATAACGCTTGGTTGCTAATTGAAGTTAATGATATTGGTGAGCAAGTTGCTAATATCTTACACTATGACTTGGAATATGAAAATATGCTGATGGCAGCAATGAGGGGTCGTGCTGGGCAAGTGGTTGGACACGGTTTCTCTGGCAAGAAGTCACAGATGGGTGTGAGGATGACTGCTGCGGTAAAGAAGTTGGGGTGTTCTAACTTAAAGACTTTCTTAGAAGACGATAAGTTACTGACTGTTGACTATGACATTATATCAGAACTTACGACTTTTGCCCAGCGTCATAATTCTTTTGAGGCAGAAGAAGGATGTAATGATGACCTAGCAATGTGTCTAGTTATCTTTGCTTGGTTAGTTGCTCAAGAGTATTTTAAAGAGATGACGGATAATGATATCCGTAAGAGAATTTATGAAGAACAAAGAAACCAGATAGAACAAGACATGGCACCATTTGGTTTTATCTTAGATGGTCTTGATGAAAGTACATTCGTTGATGAGTCTGGAGATAGATGGCATACTGATGAATATGGTGATAGGTCTTATATGTGGGACTATTACTAATGGACTTAGAAGATCAGATAAACTTAGAACACATACTCTTATTTGATAGAAGATGTAGAGTTTGTGGTGAAATTAAAAACTTAATAGATGACTTTTATCTAACTAGAAAAGGCAGGGGTGCTTTACCTTCTGCCTATTCTTATGAGTGTAAAGAGTGTACTAAAAAGAGAATTCTGTCAAATAAGAAGAAGTCAAAGTCCTCAGAAATGTGGGAATATCCTGACTGGTAGTGGTTCACGCACGGTTTCCCCATCCAAACTACATTTTTTAATAAATAATTTCAGAATAATTCTGGACTAAGGAGAATAGAAGATGCCGCTAAATTTAGCATCTCCTGGAATTGTAGTAAGAGAGGTTGACCTCACTGTTGGTAGAGTCGATGCTACCAGTGGTGCTGTTGGTGCCTTGGTTGCCCCATTCGCAAAGGGACCAGTCGATGTACCTGTTCTTGTTGGTGATGAAGCCGACCTACTGAAGAATTTCGGTGAGCCATACAATACCGATAAGCATTATGAGCACTGGATGGTTGCTTCATCATACCTGGCGTATGGTGGCGATCTTCAAGTAGTAAGAGCAGACGATAATGCTCTTACCAATGCTTTCGTCGGTTCAGCATCAAGCATCAAGATCAAGAGTACTGAGCACTACGGACAACTCGGTTATCAGGAAAACACTATTAGCGGCGTTACTTTTGCTGCTAGAAACCCAGGTTCTTGGGCGAATGGTGTTAGAGTTGCGACTATCGACGCCAAGGCAGACCAAATCATTGCTGGTGTTCAGACAAGCGGAACAGTTCCAACTATCGCAGTTGGTTATGGTATCACTCAGGCAATTTCATCAACACTTCCTGGTTCTGGTTCTACCAGCACTCTGGATGGTCACCTGAAAGGTATCATCACTGGCATCAGTGGTTCTGGAACTTCTTCCTCACCATATTCACTTCAGGTTAAAGTTCTGTCTCACGTATCCGCTGCTGGAACAGAGACTTCAGTTGACTACCAACCTGCTGGTGTTTATGCTTTCTCAGCATCTGGTTCGGTTGCTATCCACACCACTGGTCAGACAACGGCAGTAGGTCAGACAGCATATACCTCAAGACAAGACTGGTTCGATCAGCAGAGCATTTCTCTGTCTACTGGAACAACCATTGCTTGGAACACCCTGGTTGATAGACCTGGCACTTCTTCCTACGCTGCTGCTAGAAACTCAAGATTCGACGAACTCCATGTTGTTGTTATCGACGACAAAGGAACTGTAAGCGGAAACGCTGGAACCATTCTTGAGAAGCACCTTGCTCTTTCTAAGGCAAAGGATGCTGAGTACTCTGTAGGTTCTACCGCATACTGGAGAAAGTATCTCTATAACGTCTCCACTAACGTATTTGGTGGTGCTGCTCCTGCTGGTATTGTTACCACTGCATACAGTAGCGGATTCACCCTCGCTAGCGATGTAGGTTGGGACCAAGATGCCGATGGAGTTAACTTCGCTGCTTCTGGTTCTAACACCTACACTCTCGGTGGTGGTAAGAACTATGATGATGGTACAGACCTCACCTCTTCAGGTGCTCTGACCTCAACCCTAGCAAAACTATCCTCTGGTTACGCTCTCTTCGAGAATACCGATAACTACGATGTTGACTTCCTGCTGATGGGTTCGGCAAACTATGGCAAGGAAACTGCCCAAGCACTTGCTAACAAACTCATCTCTGTAGCAGAAACGAGACAAGATGCTATCGCATTCATCTCACCATACAGACTAGCGTTCCTTAACGATAGTGCTGTTGGTTCTGTAACCGTTAACTCAGACTCCGATATCACTGATAACGTTCTGAGTTTCTATGCTCCTATCACTTCATCGTCTTACGCTGTATTTGATAGTGGTTATAAGTACACCTACGATAGATTCTCTGACTCCTTCCGCTATATCCCACTAAATGGTGATATTGCTGGTCTGTGTGCTAGAAACGACCTCAACAACTTCCCATGGTTCTCACCTGCTGGAACTGCTAGAGGTGCTATCCTGAACGCAGTTAAGTTGACCTACAACCCAAGCAAGGTTCAGAGAGATAAGTTGTATTCCAATAGAATCAACCCTGTTATCTTCTCGCCTGGTGATGGCATCGTTCTGTTCGGTGATAAGACTGGTTTCGCCAAGTCTTCTGCCTTCGATAGAATCAACGTTCGTCGCCTGTTCATCTACCTGGAGCAAGCAATCGCTGCTGCCGCTAGAGACCAACTCTTCGAATTCAACGACGAGATCACGAGAACCAACTTTGTCAACATCGTCGAACCATTCCTCCGCGATGTCCAAGCCAAGAGAGGCATCTTTGACTACGTTGTTATTTGTGATGAAACAAATAACACTGCTGCTGTTATCGACAACAATGAGTTTGTCGCTGACATCTATATCAAACCAAACAGATCGATCAACTTCATTGGTCTGACCTTCGTTGCTACCAGAACTGGGGTTTCCTTCTCGGAAGTCATCGGTAACATCTGATATTTACTTTATTAATCAACCTTAGAGGCACACAAAAATGGCAACCAGAAATCAACTCAATCCACCCCCACTAAGAAAGATTACTGATTTTAAGAGTAAGCTAACTGGTGGCGGTGCTCGCTCAAACCTCTTTGAGGTTGAGCTTTCATTCCCAGGTTCAGTAGAAGTTGAGGGTTTAAACGATATCCTTAACAAGGCACGTTTCCTTGTTAAGGCAGCAAACCTTCCAGCGTCAAACGTTGCTCCTATTGAGGTTCCTTTCAGAGGAAGGATCCTCAAAGTTGCTGGAGACAGAACCTTTGATACCTGGACTATCACAGTTATCAACGATACCGACTTCGCTATTCGTTCTGCTTTCGAAAAGTGGATGAATACTGTAAACAGAGTATCTGATAACACTGGTCTAACCAACCCAGCAGATTATCAGGCAGATGCTTACATCTACCAACTTGATCGCAACGGCGGAACTCTGAGAAAGTATCATTTCTATGATGTTTTCCCAACTCAAGTTGCTCCTATTGACCTATCATACGATAGCACTGGTCAGATCCAAGAGTTCACTGTCGAACTTCAGGTTCTCTGGTGGGAAGCAGTTAGAGGTAATGCTGCTAATGCTGGCGGTGAAGACATTAACTAAATAGTCAATAATAAGCAAACAGTTATACGATGGCAAGACTTTTTGGTTTCTCTATTGACGGCGACCAAAGTAAACCACCCTCAGTTATTTCCCCCGTCCCTCAAACCAATGAGGACGGGGTTGATAACTATATTAGCAGTGGTTTTTATGGTCACTACCTCGATATTGAGGGAGTCTATAGAACTGAGCATGATTTGATTAAAAGATATCGTGAGATGGCACTTCATCCTGAATGTGATGGTGCCATCGAAGATGTTGTAAATGAAGCTATCGTTAGCGATCTTTATGACTCTCCCGTAGAAATTGAGTTATCAAACCTCAATGCTAGTGAGAGACTTAAGCAAGTAATCAGAGACGAGTTTAAATATCTTAAAGAAATAATGGACTTCGATAAGAAGTGCCATGAAATTTTTAGAAACTGGTATGTTGACGGAAGAGTATACTATCTAAAAGTCATTGATATCAAGAATCCTCAGGCAGGTATCCAAGACCTGAGATATATTGATCCAATGAAAATGAAGTTTGTCCGCCAAGAAAAGAAAGAAGACAAGCGTGGTCTTGCTATTGCTAATGCCGTAGTAGGTGGAAAAAATAACGGCGAACAAGTTTTAGAACCACAAATTGAAGAGTATTTTGTTTACACACCAAAACCAAACTACCCAAGTGCTTCATTTGGTGCTGCAGGTAATACTAAATCAAAGAGTATAAAGATTGCTAAGGACTCTGTTGTTTATTGTAGTTCTGGTCTTGTAGATAGAAACAAAGGAACAGTTCTTTCATATCTTCACAAGGCAATCAAAGCACTCAATCAACTCAGAATGATTGAGGACTCTCTGGTTATCTATCGTTTGTCCAGAGCACCTGAGCGTCGTATTTTCTATATTGACGTTGGTAACCTTCCTAAGGTAAAAGCAGAGCAATACCTCAAAGAGGTTATGTCTCGCTACAGAAATAAACTTGCTTATGACGCATCAACTGGAGAAATCCGTGATGACCGTAAGTTCATGTCTATGATGGAAGACTTCTGGTTACCTCGCCGTGAAGGTGGTAGAGGAACAGAGATCACCACACTTCCTGGTGGACAAAACCTTGGCGAACTTGCTGATATTGAGTATTTCCAAAAGAAACTCTATAGAGCACTTGGAGTTCCTGAGTCAAGAATTGCTGCTGATGGTGGTTTTAACCTTGGTCGTTCTTCTGAGATTCTGAGAGACGAACTTAAGTTTGCTAAGTTTGTTGGTCGTTTGAGAAAGCGTTTTGCTCAGATGTTTAATGACATGCTGAGAACTCAACTTATCCTCAAGAACATTGTTACTCCCGAAGACTGGGAGATCATGTCTGACCATATTCAGTATGACTTCTTGTATGATAACCAGTTTGCCGAACTGAAAGAGTCAGAAATGCTTCAGGGTAGACTCGGAAACCTTGCCACTATCGAACCTTATATTGGTAAGTATTTCTCAACAGAATACGTTCGTAAGAAGATCCTCAGACAGACTGATGCTGAGATCAACGAAATCGATATGCAAATTGAAGATGAGATCGCTAAGGGTATTCTGCCTGACCCATCTATGGTTGATCCTATTACAGGAGAACCACTACCACAGGAAGGTGGTGATCTAGGAGCACCAGTTACAGATGAAGAGGTAGATGCTTCTGAAACTGATGCTCAGATGCAAAAAGACACCAAAAAGGCAGAGATATAAATATAGAATATATAACACTATAACTTTTCATGGATAATATTATCGACTTGATTGCGACAGATGCAAAAGCATCGGATGTTTCTGATGCTATCAAAGGTGCTCTATTCGCAAAAGCTGCTGAAAGAATTGATGCTGCTAGACCCATTGTAGCAGGATCAATGTTTGGTGGTGAATATGAAACTGAACAAGAACCACAAGAGGATCAAGAATAATGGCAAGAACTTTGCTCTTGGCGGATGAAATAAATCTGCCAATTACAACAGGAACTGCAACTAGTTTTACTAATGCTACTGTTGTTCGTCTTGTTAATAACTCTACAAGTGCTGCACTGGTTACTGTTGTTGAGACGCAAAGTGGAACTGGAATTGGTTCTATGACCATGCCCCCAAATTCCGTTGAGTATCTTGAGAAGCAACCAACATATTGTGTATTTGCTAGTGCTGACACTGTTAAGGGTGCAAAAGTAGGATTTACCGCATAAACAAATGAAACTCATCACAGAAGAAATTTCAAACGTTAACATTATCACCGAAGGAAAAGGTCCTAATAAGAGGTTATACATCGAAGGTGTATTTCTTCAGGGAGAAATCAAGAACCGCAATGGGAGAATGTATCCTATTGACACCCTTGCCCGTGAGGTAAATCGTTATAACGAGAACTTCGTTGCTAAGGGTCGTGCTCTTGGTGAGCTCGGTCACCCCGATGGTCCTACTGTTAACCTTGACCGCGTTTCACACAAGATTACTTGTTTGACTCAAGAAGGTAACAACTTTAAAGGTAAGGCACAGATTCTTGAGACCCCAATGGGTAAGATTGCCAAGTCTCTTTTAGAGTCTGGCGTTTCACTCGGTGTTTCTTCTCGTGGTGTTGGTTCACTCCGCATGACCAATGAGGGTCATAAGATTGTTGGTGAAGATTTCCAGTTAGCAACTGCTGCTGATATCGTTGCCGATCCTTCCGCTCCTGATGCTTTTGTTAATGGAATCATGGAAGGAAAAGAGTGGGTTTGGGAAGGTGGTATCCTTCGTGAGCAACTCGCAGAGAGAACTCAAAAGAGAATTAATACTCTTGTAGATCAGAGAATGCTTGAGGAGCATAAGCTGCAACTCTTTAACGATTTCTTATCAAATCTCTGATTTATAAATAAATATAGATTATACCAAAGTTAATCAAAGAAAAATGTCCGCTGATAGCAACTTACAGGAAATGGAAAACGTAGTAACACAAAACGCTGCGCCTGCTGAACCAATGCAAGCGAACGG